AATAAATAGCCAAGCAACATCAAATGTGCAAATTTATACAGGTTATGAATATCCAGGTGGCGGTAGTGCGACCGCAGATTTTCCAATAGTATGCGTTTCTTGCTTTAGATAATTTAAAGGAATAAAAATGTCACAAGTAATTATATTTAGTAATAGCAACGGTGGAGTAAGTGTCACCGTACCAACAGGCGAATTGTCTATTGACAAAGTGCTTCAAAAAGATTGCCCAGCAGGTGCAATCATTGTTGATGACAGCACATTGCCACAAGGCGCAGACGCCCAGTTCTTTGACGCTTGGGAGCTAAACGGCTCTACAGTCACAGTAAACTTTGCTAAGGCACAGGCTATCAAACTAGCTCAGTTTAATGCTAAGGCGGTACAAGAAGCCCAAGCAAGGCAACTGAACACTTTAGCTGGTATTGCTAACGAAGTATCTGACGCAGACTTTACTGCCAAGCTACAAGCTGGTCGTGATGCCATTACTGCTGCTAAAACAACTGCCGAATTAGTGGCTATTTAAGGACATATTATGTCAGTATCTTTATATGGTAGTGGAAATACGGTAATTCAGGTAGTACAAGCTATCTCGACTACTACCGCAACGACTGGTTCTAATTCCTATTCTTCTACTGGCTTTTCTGCTTCTATTACGCCGCAAAGCACTACAAGTAAAATTTTAGTAATGGCACAACTTTCATTTTCTACTGGCGGTGCAACAGGTGCTGGTATTGGATTTGCTATTTATAGAGGCGCAACTGCTATATGGGTTCCAGCGGTAGCGGACTCAGGAGGACCTTATGGAGCAGCTTATAGCCAAGCAGCAAACGGTGCAAGAGGACAAACACTTTTAACTTATTTAGATTCGCCAGCTACAACTTCTACTACTGCATATAATATTTATTTTGCAATTCGTAGTAGCACCGGAACCTTTAACCCAACAGACAACGTAAATAATGGTAGCAGTTCTTTAACATTATTAGAAATATCAGGAAGTTAATATGGCAAATTTACATGAAGCAATTCTTGCAATAAATCCAAGCGTTTGTGTTATTCGTGGCGATATTGCCTATGACAAAAATGAGCAAGTAGTTCAGTATGATTTAGCCGCTGCACAAGCTAAATTGGTAGAACTAAAAGCTGCCGAGGCACAAGCAGAACAAGCCGCTAAAGATGCAAAGGCTTCTGCACTAGCTAAACTAACTGCATTGGGATTAACCCAAGCTGAAGTAACTGCCCTAATAGGATAATTGATGGACTTACAAACCCTCATCAACACCGTACTGCCGCTCATCTGTGTGGCAATCGGCTGGTTCTGCAAAGAGCTTTGGACGGCAGTTCAAGAACTCAAAGACGACTTGTCTGACATCCGTACCCACCTAGCCGACAACTACATCCGCAAAGATGACTTTGCAATACGTTGGGAAGAGGTTCTCAAAGCCGTTCACCGTATTGAAGACAAGCTGGACTCTTTACGTGACAGAAATTCTTAAACAGCTCCTCACTGGCAAGGACAACTCCACCTACGACATTGGTCGGGTGACTTGGCTCATTAGTATGGCTGCCGTGATTGCCCTAGCCTTTTATGAAGTGCTACACAACACCGTCAGCATTCGTGAGCTTGCCGAATCGCTCGGGATTGTCTCAGCTGCGGGCGGTGCTAGTGTGGCCATGAAGTCTAAATCAGAACCAGAATAATGTTTCCCTTACCGATACTATTTTATGTCAAAGCTGGATTGGTTGTTGTACTCTTACTTGGCGCTGGTTATACTGGCTATTCTATCGAGGCCGGTCGTTTTGAGCGTTATAAGGCTGAACAATTGGCTCAGACCCAAAAAGCCGAACAAGCGCACCAAGCCGCCGCAGACCAAATAAGGACTCAAAAAGATGCTCAAATCGCTTCTATTAACAATCAGCTGCTCGATGCTGTTAGCCAGCTGCGTAGCCGTCCCAATCGCGCCCAAGACGCCGCAAATGGACAAGACGGAACTGGGCGAGCCCTTTCTGCCGAGGATGCAGAATTTCTTGTTAGGGAAGCTGCCAGAGCAGACAAGCTCCGCACCAGCCTCTCTGCCTGCTACGACCAATACGACTCGTTAAACAAATAATGGATACATTAGACATCCTAGCCAAAATCTGGCCACTTCTTTTAGCGTTTGTATCGCTAGTAATTGTTCTTGCTAAGACAGATAACCGAGTGGCTGTACTGGAAGAAAAAGTTAAAGTCCTATTTGATTTATGGAACAAAAAAGATAAATGACAAAAGAACGCCTATCAGCCTATGTCACCCTCATCGCTACTATCACTCTTACTCTTATCCTTTTGTCTATGGTTGCTGTTTTACTTATGGGTCTTTTCAACCCCGCTGTAGACAACACCAAGATATTTGAAGCCATCACCCCAGCCTTCCAGACCATCGTTGGGGGCTTTATTGGCCTAATTACAGGCATTAAGATCGGCACAAACGAAGAGTAATCCCCCAATTTGCATTATTATAATGCAGAGTAAGGAGCAAAAATGAAAAGATTTATAGCAGTACTGCTATGGTCGTTAGGTGTGTTTGCAGTTATCCACTTCACCGACCGTTACACTCAAATTGAAGAAAACATCATGGCAATCGCAAAATCCACACTAGACTTTATTACCAAAGAAGAAGGCGCTCGTAACAAGGCGTATAAGGACACTAAGGGTCTGTGGACGATTGGCGTGGGTCACCTCATCAAAGCTGACGAACAGCACCTCATCACAGCCACCCTGACAGACGAGCAGGTAGAAGAGCTTCTTAGAAGCGATTTAAAGTGGTGTAGCGAGGCCGTAGAGAGCTCGGTGAAGGTACCCCTTACCCAGAACCAATACGACGCCTTATACAGCCTCTGCTTTAATATTGGAGGCACTAATTTTGCCAAGTCTACAGTGGTTAAGAAAATCAACGAAAATGACCTCAAAGGGGCGGCTGATGCCATCCTAATGTGGAACAAACCAGCTGTATTGGAAAACCGCCGTAAACGCGAAAGAGCGCTGTTTTTAGGGGCGTAAACACCCCTATATTTGCATTATTATAAGTAGAACATTAACACTTGAGGATTCACTATGGAAGGCTTTAAAACACTACCAAAGGGCGTAAAAGCCTTTAAAGAAGGCGGCTCTGTATACAAGTCCCGCAAGTCAGTTGAGAAGGTAGACTCTGCAGATATCAAGCAAGATAAAGCGATTGTCAAAAAAGCCTTTAAAATCCATGACGAACAAGAGCACAAAGGTGAACACACCGATTTGTCCAAGCTCAAAAAAGGTGGCCGTCCTAAGAAAGACTGCGGCACCGTGCGCAAGTACAAAACTGGTGGCAAGGTAGAAAACCAATACGCAGCTAAGAAGACTGACAAAGACATCAAAGACATTGCCAATACCAAGCGCCAAAAGCCAGTGTTATTGTGCGGTGGTAAGTCTGTTAAGAAGTACAATGGCGAAGATGGTAGCTATGTAAAATCCGATGGCATCGGCGCTAGATTAAGCCAAGGCATTCAAGATTTTGCCAAAAGTATTAAAGAAAACACACTTGGCAACGAAGAGCAAAATCGTATCGGCCAAAAAAGACTTGACGAGCAAGCACAAGCCGGATCCACAATTGCTAGATTGTTGGGCGGAAAAGCACAAACTACCCCTAATAAAAAACGTGGCGGAAAGGTCTGCTAATGCCAATCAAATCTGAAGCTCAACAAAAAGCAATGTACGCCGCAGCCGCCGGTAAATCCACTCTAGGCATTCCTAAAAAGGTTGGCAAAGAGTTTATTAAAGCTGGCAAAGCACAAGCCAATTTACCTAAAACTGTAACCAAGCGAGCAGCTGGAAGAGGACGATAACATGGATGATTTTAAACAAAACACAAAAATGAAATGTGAAGGTAGTCACTACAAAAAAGGTGGCTCGGTTAAAAAATATGATGGCGGTGGTAGTGTTTCAACAGGTCGCGCCGAAAATGCGTTACCTACAATTCAAGCCGAATCTAGGCAGATGCAACAACAGGGCGTTCCAGCAAACCCAAGTCCTGAGCAGATGCGTGCTGCAAGAATGACCCGTATTGCTGAAGCATTTAGCAATAAACCAACTCCTAAGCGTACTGGTGGTTCTGTAAAAAGAAAGAAGTAACCCATGGCCTACTCTGGCACTACTGGTCAGACGACAGTCAACGTCGACCAGCTCATCTCATACGCGTTCCGTGATGCCGGTAAGCAGGCAGAAGAAATCACGCCCGAGTATGTCGAGGCAGCAAAACAAGCCCTTTTCTACAACCTACAGAACTTGTCAAATCTTGGCGTTAATCTGTGGCTTTTGGAAAATCAATTGTATGGCGCTGTAACAGCCCAGCAACAGCTCTATTTACCCAAAACAGTTATCGATGTTCGTGAAGCAAACTGGGTATACATCATCAACTCCGCGGCAGCACAATATCTCCCAGTAGATAACATTAGCTCGCCAGTGGTCTTTGACCAAAACCTGGATTTGTATGCTAGCTCAACCCCATCAGAAAATTGGTTTGGTTTAGAGTATCAACAGGCTTTGCCTGTTTTCTACGTTGGCTTTAACGGTTACGCTGCCGCAGGACAAACTACAACCTATAACTTTGCTTATGAGGTTAGTGATGATGGTATTAATTGGGTAACAAAACAACAACTACCAACAACTACATTGGCAGATCGTGAGTGGGCGTATTTTAATATTGCCATCACGCCAAACTACAAATACTATCGTCTTAGAGAAACCGTGGCGCCAACATTCATTGTGCGTCAAATTGTGTTCTCTACCAGCCAACAAGTAATTCCCCTGGCTCGCTTAAACCGCGACGATTACTGGAACCTTCCAAACAAACAATTCCCATCGGTTCGTTCACTCCAGTATTGGTTTGACCGTACTATTGAGCCATCAATGTATCTATGGCCCGTACCAAACAACGACTTCCAGATGTTCCAGCTTGTTGTTGAAAAGCAAATGCAGGACGTTGGCAAGTTGACTGATCAGATCTATGTGCCTGATCGCTGGATTAATTCAGTCCAAAAATCACTATCACATACGTTATCATTGCAGCTACCTGGCGTAGACATGGGGCGTATTACTTATTTAGAAGCTCAAGCCAATAAAGCATTTATGCAAGCCAGCGAAGAAGATCGTGATAAGTCGCCAATTTACTTCCAACCTAATATTAGCTACTACACACGATGACCAACGCATACGTACAAACCTATGACAATCTTGTAGCTGATGTGATCAACTACATGGAGCGTGATGACGCTCAATTTGTGGCGCAGATTCCTAGCCTGATTGGCTTAGCGGAATCTGCTATTGCTGCTGAACTTAAGACCTACTTGCAATTAACTGTGGTAGAAAGTTCTTTGGCACAGAACCAAGTTGTATTAGCCAAACCAGCTCGTTGGAGAAAAACAGTATCCATAAAGGCAAACGGCAAACCCATTTTGATGCGTTCACAAGACTATATCGCACAGTACCAGTCTGAATCAACCCCTGGAACTGTTCAGTATTATGGTGAATACGATTACAATAATTGGGCTTTTGCTCCAGCACCTGCAGCAAACACACCAATTGAAATTATTTACTACAGTGAAATCCAACCATTGGATTCACAAAACCAACAAAACCTCTTTACTAGAGAAGCGCCACAAGCGATGTTGTTTGGTACGCTCCTTCAGGCTCAGGGCTATTTAAAAGCCTTGGACAAATTGCCTGTATGGAAAGGCTATTATACAGACGCACTTGCCGCACTCAAGAAAGAAGATAACGCACGTCGCATCGATAGAAATACATCGGTTCAGGAACCATAAAATATGTCAACATTTGTATCCCCATTTACTGGCAACGTCATCCAACCAACGGATGTATCCTATTATGCTCTCACATTTGGTACCAACACTAACCTTTACTGGCCTACTGTCGTTAACCCTACTGAAGTGCCTGCAGCTCGTATTATGGACTGCGTTGCTACTACCACTGGTCTTACTATTTATTTGCCAGATGCAACACAAGGAGCTGTTGGCTCTGACATCCTTTTCCGTAATCAAGGCACGCACTCATTTGTTGTTAAAGACTTTTCTGGTGCAGAAACAATCACTGTTGATGTTGGTATTTCTAAATACGTATATCTTACAAGCAATTCTAATACTGGTGGTTCTTGGGCTAATGTAACATTCGGAGCCGGTTCTTCAACTGCCGATGCCGTATCGTTACAAGGTGCTGGTCTTACCACTATTTCTGGTAAGTTAGCGACTACACAAAATATTGTTGATATTACTGCAACACCAACAATCAATGACGCAAGCCGTGCAGTTACCTATAATTGGAATGCAGGTAATGGCAATTTAAACCTACCAGCTGCTGCAACACTATCCCGTGGTTGGTACATTGGTTTTAGGAATAGCGGCACTGGCGCATTAAATATCAATCCAATTTCACCCGCTAAGATTAACGGTATAGCTTCGGTTATTGCCAATCCAGGTGATTCTGGTTTTATTGCTTATGATTACGATACTGGTAACTTTATTACCATTGGTTTAACTGCGCCATCAAACGTAACATTTACATCTGCAACGTATGACGTAGACAACATTCCTGGCAGTAGTTTAAGTTTGGTCTCTTTTGCACCAATCATTCAAACTTACATTGCTCAATCTGGCACTCGTACAACTACATTAACTGTTACATTGCCAGCGATTACACAGCTTTATGTGTTGATTAATGACACTAATCAAACTGCATACAACATTAACTTTGTTGTAGCAGGTACTTCACAGCCGCCATTGGTACTAGCTGCGGGTCAAGTAATTTTAGCTTTAAGTGATGGCATTAACTTATTCCCATTGACAACGAGCACCACCGGATTTTTCTATGGTGCAAACGGCAGTGCTGCTCTTCCAACATTCGCATTCAATACTGATACCCACACTGGTATGTATCTTGTTGGTAGCAATGTACTGGGCTTTTCTGCAAACGGTATACAAATGGCCCGTATGGATAACACCAATACTTCAGCGCCAGTAATGACTATTAATGCAGCACTAAATGCTCAACTAATTGCTGGCGGAACATTCTAAATGGCGGCTGATAACCGGCAACAAGATACCACGCAGTTTACTCAAATTTACAGCCTAGCAATCCCGGCTGGGATTAAACGCGACGGTACTATATTCCAAAACGATCAGTACACTGATGGTGTTTGGTGCCGTTTTCAAAGGTTGGAGCCTAAGAAGATAGGCGGATATAAGACCATTTTCACAGCATTTAACGGCATTTACCGCGGAATGATTTCTATTCCATATAATGGTGTTAACTATATTTTTGCTGGCACAGCGGAAACACTGGATGTGTTTACTACTGGAACCACGTATTCTGTTGGTAGTGGTCCTTTTGTAGTGAACATGCTACCAGGGTCCGTGTTTGCCAATGTGATATCTAATACTACAACGCAAGTAGTTGTTCCTGGAGATGCAACAACAACGTTTGCTCCGGGCAAACAAATTATTCTGACTCAGACTGGCACACCGACAGCATATACAATTAGCACGTCTACCTATTCTGCAACACCGACACCAGCACACACTACAATTGTATTTTCTCCGGCTGCTCCTGCAGGCACTATTAGTAGAATTTGGTTAAATGATTCTATCTTTACACCAGATCCAGTTCTAGGCCCCTATTCAAACGACTGGCAATTTGACGCCCAGTTTAGCCCACAAGGTGGCAATTTAGCTTGTTTTGCACACCCCGGTAAAAACCTTATTAACATTGATAGCGGTATTTTATCTCAAGTATTAGTTGGTAATGTTTTACCTGATAATGATAATGATTACTATTTTACAGGTCTATGCGATAGCACTGGTCAAAACCCAACCTATAAACCTATCAGCGTAGACGGTGGTGTTTGTGTATTGTATCCATTTATTTTTGTTTATGGATCACACGGTTTTATTGCCAACAATAACGTAGACGTTACTCCTGGCAATTATGGCACACAAAACTTTTATGACTGGAATGGCCCGTTTGCTAACCAAGTAAACGTGGCGTCATCCAAGATTGTAAAAGGTATGCCAATGCGTGGTGGTACAAACTCACCATCGGGCTTATTCTGGGCTACTGATTCGCTTATTCGTGTATCCTTTAACTCACAGGCTGCAAGCCTGTATTGGACATACGATATTGTTTCTAGCCAAATCTCTATCATGTCATCTAACGCAGTTGTAGAGATGGATGGTGTATTTTTCTGGATGGGTGTTGACCGGTTCTATCTATATAATGGTAGTGTAAAAGTATTGCCAAACGATAAGAACGTAAACTGGCTATTTAATAACTTAAACTACGAACAACGCCAAAAAGTTTGGGCAACCAAAGTTCCAAGATACAATGAGATTTGGTTCTTTTATCCTCGCGGCACAGCAACAGAATGCACTGATGCAATTATCTACAACGTAAAAGATCAGTTATGGTATGATGCTGGTTCTGCTGTTGGTGCTCGTCGTTCTTGCGGTTACACTACTGAGTTGTTCCCAACACCAATTTGGGCTGGTTGGGAATACAATCCGCAGTATAATCAGGCAAGCACTGTAATAGCACATCCGGCAAGTTTATCTGCACCAGGACCAAATCAGTTTTATTTAGCTGGTAATCAAACTACTGGATTTAAACCTGGTAGCTATGTAGCGTTTTCACAAGATACACAAGCCACTATTTATCAAATAACAGCCAGTGTAAATATTTTTAACATGGTGATTGGAACACCTGGTGTTACTTTGGTTACACTGTCCCAAAATATTAGCCCCCCTGTTTCTGCTGGAAGTTTGGTTTATAATGCTACAAATGGATATTCTATTTGGCAGCATGAATTTGGATTGAACCAAGTAAGTTTAGGTGGTGAAACAGCGGTATACTCTAGCATCACTACCAGCGATATTAGCTGGTTAACTGGTAGCCCATCCGGTGACCAATTGGTGGGTATAAACCGCAGGATGCACCTACGCCGTATTGAGCCTAACTTTGTACAATCTGGCACAATGGCGTTAACCATTTTAGGCCGTAAGTTTGCTGGCGGTCAAAACGAAGAAAACTCTGGTCCATATTACTTTACCCAAGATACCGGTAAAATTGACTTGCGGGTTGAGCATCGTTTGATTCGTTTACAATTTGTATCTAACGAAATAGACGGTAATTTTGAAATGGGTCGTAACTTGATTACTGCCGAATACGGGGACGAAAGACCTTGAGTAGGCCCCAGTTTCAGCAGTTTTTTCCTTGTCTTCCAGACTACTCTACCTGGGAGGATTGGAACGGCAATCTGGCTATTTATTATGGCCAAAAGAATATTGAGTTTTCTCCGGAAGAAAACTGGCGAGATGGGGCTATGAACATTGTTTTATCTGAAACCTTTGGCACATACCCTGTTCCAGACCCCAATACGTTTGATACATGGCAGGATTGGGCTAGGGAATTTACCACTATTGTCAATGGTGTTAGCAGATAAAAAGGGCGTAAACCCCTGATTATTTGCATTATTATATGTAGAACAAACAGCTTTGCCGCGAACAGGGGTTGCTCCCTTTTCTTTACTCCCTTAAAGAATAGCGGCACCAAACAGGACAGGGAGGTCCAAATGATCACATTTCAACAAGAAGCACCCTCACCATTCGCGGATGAGGCCATGGAGTTGTTTAAAAAGCATTACGAGGAAATAGCAGAACGACAAGACGTTATTGAGCTAGATCCTAATATCGAAAGGTATAACCTATTACATAGGACTAAAGCGCTAGAGATTCACACGGCTAGAGATAATGGTAAATTAATTGGTTATAGTTTATGGGTGGTTGTAAACCACTTGCATTATAAGAAAAGCATTACAGCGTCTTCAGATGTCCTTTACATTAGCCCAGAGTACCGAAAAGGTATGCTGGGTTACAAGTTCATCAAGTGGACAACTGAAGAAATTAAGAAGCGCAATCCCCAACGCATTTTATTCCACATGAAGCCATTTTTGGATTACGGGAAAATAGTTGAGAGACTTGGTGGTCATTATTTTGAAAAAACATATTCAATAGTATTGGAATAATTATGGGCGTTACAGTTATCGGTGGTGAAATTGGTTTAGATGCAATCCTTGGTGAGATTGCTGCTGGAACTATGACTGCAGCCGAAGGAATTGCTTCAGGCGCTTCAGTAACCGACTTAGTTGCAGCGGGCGCTTTACAAGATCTTGGCGCAGGTACATTTTTAGATGCTGCCACCGGTTCAATATTAGACGCCGCAGGAACTCCAATTTTAGATACTGCGGCTGAAGGTATTACTGAACAAGCAATTACTGATACTGTAGCAGATCCGTTGGGTAACATTACTCAAACCTTTGATGATGGTTCTACGCTTACAACAGATTCCGCTGGTAATGTTGTTAGTTCTACGGAAGCGCCACCAGATCCGCTAAATCTTAAAGATGCGCTTGGTAATCCAATCGTTCAAAAAGTCGGTTCTCAAGTTGCCAACAAGGCATTGGGTTCATTATTAGCGCCTGCTACCAAAGCATTAGGCACTGCTAAATTTAAACCGGTAAGCTCTGTTCCTGGCGCCCCTGGCAGCACTGGAACTGGCACAGGATCTGCACCTGGCGGATTAAACAGCATTTCAGCCGACCTGATTAAAGGTAATCCAAATTTTAGTTTAGAAGGTGGATTTACACAAACATCTCCCTCCGATCTTTATAGCACCCCAACAAATACCGCATTAGTCGCCCCACAAGCGCAAGCTCCTCAAGGATTTGCTATGGGTGGTTACGCTATGGGCGGTCAATACCAAGACCATAACCCATCATTTTTTAGTGAAGGTGGTATGGAAAACCGTTACGTTCAAGGTGACGGTGACGGCACATCAGATGATGTAGCCGCTATGTTGGCAGATGGCGAGTTTGTTATTCCAGCGGATGTAGTGTCAAGACTTGGCAATGGTAGCAGCAACGCAGGCGCACACGTATTAGATCAATTCTTATCTGTTGTTAGAGCAGATAAGAATGATCACGATCCAGATGAATTACCCCCAGACAGTAAAGGCCCCTTGGCCTATTTGGCACAAGCACGGAAAAAGGCATAATTATGGCAGGCTTAAGTAACCTCATAGCAGATACTACAACTAAATCCACGACGCTACCGTCATGGATGAACACGGCGCAACAAAATGTTGTTAACGCCGCAATGACTGGTGCGGGTAATGTTCCTACGTTACAAAACACTGTAGCTCAGGGTGCAATTAACCAACTCACGCCAACGGTAAATCCTTTTACAGAAGCACAGAGCTCACTTCGTTCAATTGCTTCTGGCGCAGCTAATCCATGGATTGTAGATCCATCCACTGGTGCAGTTACTCCCAATGTTAACACAGCAATGGGTGGTTTGTTCCAAGCACAGAACCAACAGCTACAACAATTGGCACCAAACATTATGGCTCAGCCAACTGCCACTGGTATAGCTCAAGGTCAATTTGGTAGTTTGCGTGCTAACACTGCAGCAGACAAAGCCCTAGCAGATGCACAAGCTGCATTATTTGCCCAACAAATGACTGCTGCACAACAAAACCAGCAAACTGGTGTTCAAGCTGGTACTGCAATGGGTAACGTTGCTAATCAGTATGGCACAACAGCTGGCGCGTTGGCTAACTTACAACAAACAGCCCCATTGTCTGCTCCAGCAAACGTGGCTAAGATTCTCGGTGGTATGACAACTGGTTCTGATGTTACTCAAAGCACACAACTATCACCACTTAGTCAAGTTGCTGCTGTCGGTAGTGCTCTTGGCGGCGGCTTGAATGCTGTTAACTCTTTGCTTAACACGGTAAGCCCCGGAACAACCATTGCTAGTTTGTTAGGCAACTTAACTAGCGGTGATTCAACTATTACCAACGGTTCTACAGCAGAAAACCAAACTGGTGGGTTCTACGGAACTTCTGATGGTTCTAGTCCAGTTAATCCTTATGCTGGTATGAGCGACACACAAATTCAATACGCTATTGACAATAACTTTGGATCCAGTCCATCGCCAGACCAAATTAGTCAACTTCAATCTCTTGTGAACGAATAACCATGGCAGATACAATAGCACCATTAAGCTCAGTTCCAGTTAGTGCAGATACTGACGCGGTTGCGCAGGTTAAAACAAATCCAAAAGGCGGAATCTCTCCTGTTGGCAACGTTCCACTAAGCGAAAAGGACACAGCAGAGCTTTTAGCTAGAATGGAAGAGCTTGTTAAAGAGCGTCAAAGCCCTTTAAACTTGCTCATGTCCGGTTTGAAAGATGCTGCAGCTTGGGGCGTTCCTAACTTGGAAGGTCAAAAGTCTGCTGCACTTAAAGCACGCGACGAGCAAAAGATTTCAGAAGCAAAAGACTTGTTTAACATGCGCTCAGAAATGGCAGCATTACGCTCTGCTCAAGGCCAACAAGAATTGCTTAAAAAGCAATATGAAGGCGTTGTAGGCGCCCAAGGTGCTCCAGGCGCTGCAGGCGCACCCGCTGGTGTAGCTGCTATCCCTGGATTAACTCCAGCGCAAACTAATACTATTTTAAGCAGCCCTAACGTTCAAGCAGAGTTAAGCACTCTTGCGCCGAATGACTACGCTGGTAGACTAGCGGTTATTAGAAAAGCAGCCCAGACTGAGTTTGGATCAGAATCCAAATCAAGATATGGCGCTCCAGAAAATACTCCACAAGAAGTTCCAATTCCTGAACTAGGCACTGGCTTAGACTTAACTACTAACGAGTTCAGAGCCTACGAGGCAACTGGCAAGTTACCTACAAGATACAGCCAGTATCAAGACAAAGTATACGCAGCAAGAGGAACTGGTAAACCTGCGGCAGCAACTACTGTTTCACCCGAAGCAATTACTAAAAATCCTATCCTGCGTTCTATTGCTGGTGGTGAAAGCGGCTTTAAAAATGTGCCGAATGCAGAAGGCGCTTCTACGGCTTATGGTCCTTATCAGATTGTTAAGGGCACATTTGACAGCATCAAAACAAATCACCCAGAATTTGCCAACGTTACTTGGGATCAGTTTAAAGCTAATCCAAAGATTCAGACAGCAATGGCTGAGGCTTACTACAATGATAATGATGCTGTTCTCAAGCGCAATAACATTCCAGTAAACGCGGACACACATCATGCAATGTGGTTCTCTGGAAACACTAAACTGGCTACATTACCAGACAACACTCCGATTGAAAAAGCGTTAACCGCAGATCAAATTGCTGCTAATAAGCTAGAAGGCAAAACTGTTGGTGATGTTCGTAACGGACTTAGAACTCGCAGAGAACAAGCTGCAGTATCAACAGCTCCTGCAGAATTAGCTCCAACAACAAAAGCGGATGTTACTACAGCAGCTCCGGTAACTGGTGAGCCAGTAACTAAATCTAGTTTGTTAAAAAAACGTGAACTAGAAAAGAAAACTGCTGAGATTCCTATTGAAGCCGCTGCAACTGAAGCGCGTACTGCTGCTGAAGCTAGTGGTAAATCATTAGAGCAATTGAGAACTGAAAACGACAGAGCTAACAGCACAATCGCTGCTGCTCAACGCGTTATTAATTTAGCTGATGATCCAAAACTAAATAAAGTAATGGGTTATATGCACGGTAACTCTCCGCAAGCTACAGCGTTGGCTACAGTTCCTAAGTTTGCGGCAAGCCTAGTTGGCCAAGGCGAAAATTTTGAAGACTTAGTCAAAGCAAACGTATTCTCTAAAGATGAGTTAGCTGCACATCAGCGCCTTAATACTGACGCAACTCAACTTGGTATTGAATATACTGCCAATATGTTTAAAGGCGCACGCCTTGGTATTGGTTTGGAAAAACTGGGTCTTAAAGGTAAGGGCGTTAGTGCCGATTATTTGCCAGAGGTTAACAAGCTCTATGCAAACTTGGCTAAAGACGCCGCTGAATTTGAATTGAAAAAGAACAAAGCCTTTTCTGAATGGAAAGGCAATGATCCTATGAAGACCTATTCTCAGTTCTTGGATACTCCAGGATATGACGAAATGCGCAACAAACAGCGCGAATTGCTATTGAGCCGTTACCCTGGAGTAGTAAAAGCTGAGACTCCAGAAGACGGACAAAAAACAACAAAATCTGGTGTTAAATATAAGGTCGTTAAAAAAGATGAAAGTTGAGATTAACGGACATCAGGTTGAACTTGATGATAGTTTCGCCAATTTATCTGAAGAAGAGCAGCATCGTCAAATTGACGAAATAGCTGGTAGTTTACCTAATGCTCCTGCAGCGGTTGACACTCCTGCTCCAGAACATGCTTCTGGTGTGGAAGCCAGCATCATGCCAAACGTATTGGCTGGTGGTGAAGCTGCGTTAATGACTAAAGGTGTTGGCTTGCCTAAAGCTGCTTTTAACGCTGCTAAAAACTATTTTGGTGGTGCACCTGCTGCGGCTCCAACTGTTGCACCTTCTGTTATTCCGGGTGAAGAACGTTGGTTCAATGCTGCAAACGCAATCAACGAAAAAGCAAAGATTATTCGCCGTAACACTGAACTAGCAAAACGTTTCCCTCAATTTGAACGTGCTGTAACACCGGAGCCAACAGTAAGCCTGCCTAAACAAGCTGCTGCAGGTTTGGAAACACTTCGCACCAAGACTCCAGGTAAAGCCTTTATCTCTGGCTATAATGTCATGGATGTGGGCAAACACGCTGGTGAAGGCCCGTTAGGTAATGTACAAGCTGGAGCTTCTGCTGCAGCAGCTGCAGCTCCTTGGGCTGAAAAGTATTTACCGGGTAAAGCTAAAAGAGTTGCCCAAATTGGCGCCCTTGCAGTTCCGGCCGCAAACTATGTGATTGACAAGTTTACCGGCAAGCCTGTTCCCGTAGAGGCAGAGCAGAAAGCGACAGGTGGCTTGGTGCAAAACTTTGCGTCGGGAAAGTTAGTAAAGGAAGGCGGCTCCAAAGTAATGGAGATGCTAAAAAACAAAATGGCTCCCCTGTACGCAAAGTCGGAGGGAATCCCAAGTCGTCTTCCAAGAGCAACTCCAAAAACTGACGCCGAGATTCGTGCGTTTGCAGAGCGCATGGCCCCACAAGTTCGTGGTGAGTTTGTTCGTGCCCCTGGAGAAACAACTAGCGTAGCTGGCAAAACACTTGCTCAGTTTGAACGCGAAAAGCAATTACAGCACGACATTCGTGATGTTTACCCTGTAAGTACACCACCTGCTTATGATGAAGCTGTACATCAAGGCAAAGTAAAAATTGGTATTGCTGGCGATCAAACCTTAACAGGCAAAGATGTATATGGTATTGCAGGTAATCCATTAAGTGAACCATCAAGGCAATATGGTGGAGCAATGTATCCTGCTGTACACCCACAAGGTTGGGCGTCTGAAAAGGGCGCCGCTAGTGGTGTTCAAAACTTAGTTGATACCGCTGCACAACAATACGGTGATACCGGTGTTGTTGGTCAGTACATGAAGATGGGCCCAGAAGCTAGTAACTACGCAATGCACAATGCAGACGCTATCATCAAATCTATTGATCCAAATAAAGTCAATAAATTAGATGAGCTTAACACAATGATTCGTGCAAAGTTTCCTGACTTTGCTGGCTTACACAATCAAGCAGACGTATTGGCACAAGCACAACAAGACCCAAACCTTAGAAAGTTTTTGGACTATTTGGTGCAAACCAAAAAACACACTGAGGCTTATAACCTTCCCTCCGGCGCAGACATTCGTCACGCCCTATCTGAACCAGATCTCAGAGATTTAGAGATTGGCTCGACCGGTAAATCCGTTATCGAAATGGTTCCCGGCGGTAAAATTACCCCAGCTTCTGAAAAGACAACCACGACTTATTCCCATGATATTCCTGGCCAATATTTAGGTGGCACGAAATATCCACGCCCACATGAATTAGAGTTTTCTGATTCTTACGCAGCTCTCCAAAACAAAATCAAATCTGTACAAGAGATGGCCGAGGAATTAGTTCGAGAAAACCCTGGCATGGACACACAGCAGGCACTTGACTATGCTAAGAAATTTGGCCATCAAGGCTTTGGTGGCTTTAAGTTATCTCAGCCTCGCCAAATCATGGACCAGCAGCACATGGATGAGATTGGCAAATACGAAGACTACATGAAAGAGCTGGTTGGCTTTGCCCCTGGTGGTAAAGTAGCCAAGGAAGCCATTGAGGCTTTTAAGTCTAAGTTTACTCCGGGTTTTTTCCATGGCAGCCCATCGCCAAGTATTACTGCATTTGATCCAACCAAGTCAGCAAAAGACCCAATGTACATTACACCAAAGGCAACTTTTGTAACTCGCGATCCAGAGTTTGCAGAATCATTTTTGTCAATGAGTAACAATGGCAAAATTAAATCTGGTTCTACTATGTATCCAGTTAGTGTAAACCTTGGACAACATTGGAATCCAAATACTCCTGAAGGCAAAGCCATTATTGCCGACTTTATTGAAAAATATCCAAAACGCGTTAACCTTGAAAAAGGATTAAAACGTGGTGATTGGACTGCAATTGAGAACTCTGACTTTTTAACACACTTAAAAGACACAGGTCACGATACTTTTCACGTAGTAGAAGGTGGCGTTCCTAACGTTGGTGTTCTAAAGCCAGAAAACATTCGCGGCAAGTTTGCTGCTTATGATCCAGAAGAGGCGGCCAACCCTGACTTTATGAAAGCACAGGGCGGCTTAGTCTAATTACTTACGGTAACGCTTACCAAACCATCCCTCAGCTGCAAGAGGAAAGTCGGGAGCCCATGTTGGTGGTGTAGTCATAATACGAACTACATCATCTAACGCGGACTCCGCGCTTTGTTCTTCCACAAGGAGTAGCACCTCGTCATGGATGGAGTTAATAACCTCATAGCCAGCTCGCTCGAGCTCTATCATAGCAAACGCCAAGAAATCGCGAGCCGTTCCTTGAACGGCACTTTGGAAGATACTACTTCCGATCAACGGGTTTCTGGTCCACTGCCGAGTGTAGGTGTTTTGGGAATGCACTGTAACGCCGAGCTTTTCGCTACCCCATGGTGTGGTGAGCAACTCGAGCTCTGGCCTTTGCCAACAGATGAGACGACCTGATGGTAGTTGCATCCATAACGCCTCTTTGGCCATCTTCATTTTTATCTTCTGACCAGCGGGGAAAGCAACACCGGGATTGCGAACTGCATCGATGGCAGCAATCTCGCATGAACCCCACAGCGCCTTTACCTTTGCATAAGAGCTACGATAATTATCTACCGCACTCTTTGCTTGTGTCTCTGTTAGTTTGACACCCATTCCCTCAGCGTATTTAACCAGCCCTTTAGCACCTTGACCAAACATTGCACCGAGGACAGCTGATTTTGATACCTGCCGTTGATCCTTCGTGACTTCATCATAAGCGACTCGGTATAGGCTTTCTGAAGCAAAGACTTTATACTCATCTAATCCTTTCCGGAACAATTCCACTTTATCATTTTGCCCAGCCAAGTAGACGCCAACTCTGTTTTCAATTGAGCTAAAATCCACGTCAACGAAGGTTTGTCCGACTGGTGCGGAAATGGCCGATCTGACGAGCGAGGAAAGCTCACCCATAGTACCCACTCCTTCGCCAAATACCCTCGGTATTGCGCGTTCAATTTCATCATCGCTAATTGTAGGCCGGGCAATATTTTGCAAATTAAGGCCCCCACGGCTCGCCCAGCGGCCGGTACTAGCGCCATGATATACCAGTGTATTCCTAATCCTGCCTTCATCTTCAATTTCTCCCATTTTTGAATATTTTGCCACGCTAGTTTGGCTTCCTTCTTGCCGCAGCTCTAAAGTTCTGCGTACGTTACCTTTTAAGTTAGTGTCCGCTAACTTAGCTGAAACGGTCTCGGCGGTCAAATCGTCAATCAACAAACCCCGATCACGCACCCATTTAAGCAATTTAGCCCGCTCTGACGGCTTACAGCCTGTTATGGCAAGGCATTCGTTGTCCAGTGCATCCTGCGCCCTTACCACAGCCAAAACGGCGTTGTGGAGCTCCTGTGGATCGACCGGTACGCCTCTCAAATTAATCCGCTGGGTGAGGATCCAAACTTCCTGTTCCGCAGCTGTAAGGGGCCTTAAAACGCTTCCTATGGCCATCTCTGTGCGTACGTCTCCCATACAATAATCATACATCTGTTTTAGTAGTACTGGATCATTATTAAAGGTTCCGTCTTTTTGTGGTTTACAGAGTTTTTGAATAAGCCGTTTACCAATTGGGTCTTTTTGTTCAGCAGTGCCTAAAAATATAGCAGCGTCTTCAAGGCTTTGCGGTACGTTATTGGCTGCAGCAATAGCCATGGTATCAATACAGCGCTCCAGCCTTACATCTAATCCCAATACATACTTCATAATGTGCCACTCAAACATGACATTCCAACCTTGAAACCAGGTTTTGTCTTCGAACATAAACATTGGTAGTGCTGTATCTGGTGTCCACAATTTTACTGGACCCCCGTCAATAGAATAAGCCATACAGATTACTTCTGTGCTTGGGTCTTTAGCATATATGTCCAAACCGCGTATTGGTAGGTCTACGTTACTACGAACCTCAAAATCCAAATTAACTAGCATCGTTATCTTTCAAATATTTAATAGCTGATTTTAATAGCTTAACATTGTCTTTGAACTGCCCCAATCCAAAATTACAGTGGTGGCAAAGTATGCCTCGAACTTTACCTGTGTCGTGGCAATGATCTACATTTGTAAATTTAGCTCTATCCAATTCGGTGTCACAAATAGCACACTTACCGGATTGCATATCTATTAAATTTTGTTTTTCTTGGGAGGTTACACCATAAGCCTTTTTTAGCTTATATTCGGCGTTTAGAATCCTATAGCAATCTTTGCAATAAGAATGAAGGCCGTCTTTATGCTGTTTATTTTTACTAAAAGCAGAAAGAGGTTTTGAGATTTTACACTTACTACATTGTTTCATAACGCACACTCCTAAGGATAAAGCTGACGTATCAGCGAATTTACTTCTCTACATATAATAATGCAAAAAAGGAGGGGATTTCTCCCCTCCAAATCACCACCATGTGAAATACTTTTAAATCTCGCAGACACCGGCAGAGCATGCTAACTGCTGTGCACCTTCAACGTTGTCTGTATTCTCTGTAAAAAGCTCCCAATTGATTACTGGCATCTTCGCTTTGAGCGCCTCGTACTCTTCCTGTGTACAGGTTTCGTACGGAGCTTGGCGGTATGTGCCACCATCATACGGCAGATAAGACACGCCGCTAATCTCACTGAAGTTTTCCCATGTCCATGCACCAACCGATGGCCAATCCTTCTCTTCAACCGAGATGGTTACTGAGGGTTTGTGCTCGCACCAGTGGCGTTGGAAAGTTAACCATAAACCTAAGTGGTCGATTGGTGTCACTTCGTCTCTGGTGATTCCGTCCGGGGCTTTGATTGGGAAGCTAAACACAGTTGTTTGAGTTGGTTTATAGACACAGTCTTCCGCTGGAATTCCTTGACTAACCAAGAATTGTGAGAGAGGATCCTTCTTATCTCCGCGTACTCTTCGGATGTAGTATTTAGCGTGTCGTGGATGGATTCCCGAAGCTGCGTCAACGAGTTGCGATACTGTTCCACTTGGTTTAACACATGTAATTGCAGCTGATACAGGGATTCCAAGTTTTGCAGCAAACTGCTCATTTGCCTTTCTTGCTGCCAAGCGGAGCTCTGCGAGGAGTTCATTTAACTTTTCTCCTTGCGTGGTGAGTAGTGGGTTGTCGTAAATTCCGGTGAGGGAAACACCAAGGAGTCTTTCCTCTTCGGTATTGCGTTGCCACACTTTTCGCAAATAAGGGAACTTTGTGAAGGTACTTTGGATTGTACCAAGGATGGAGGCAAGCCGCACTTTGCGCAATAAAGTTTCTTTGGTGTCATCATGGCGCACTACACATTCACTAAGATTGCAAAATTGGTATGGTCGGAGAATGATCTCACTGCACGGATTTGTTCCGAATTCATAATTTGGATCTCTATGCCCGTATTTTTCAACCGTCTTCTTAGCAGCCTCCCGATTAAAAATGCCTCGTTCACCGGAGTGGGAGTTGTAAAGTGATAGCCATTCTTCCATGAACTTTCCGACAGTAGGTGTTTCTGAATACACCGCACTGTTGTTCGCAAGAGCGCGGTGTGGTGCAGTGTCCCACCATGGTCCAGCTTTTGCATGTCGAATCCTTTCGTCATCAAGATCAGATAATGAGATCATTGCAGAGCGACGTACGCCACCCACTACAACTACCTCACCAATTTTACACATCAAGTCATGGCACTCTAAAGAATTTAAGCGACGACCCTTTGCGTGTTTAAAAGTGTTTACAACAAACTTAAATAAATCAATTAATGGTTCCGGCCCGGAAGCTCTTCCACCAAAAGTTTTGAGTCGTGCTCCGGAGGGTCGGACATTGGACACGTCCCACTTTGGAATTTCTCCAGCCCAGAGGTGGGCGAGGAGTAAACGTAATGATTTTGCCCAGCCTTCTTTAGAGTCGTGAACTGCGATGGTGTGCTCGGAATCAAACAAGTTTTCTGGCACTTCGGGCAAATTGTTAATGTACTTTGATTCAACTGAGAATCCAACGCCAGTTCCGCAAAGCAAAATGAACATGGCTTCGTCAAAGGACTTGGGGTCATCCACTGGAAGATACGAGCAATTATAGACGCAAGTATTGTCACGATCGGCACTCTTTCCTGCCGTCATCATGGCACGCATGGACGGCATTAGTTCTAGGTTATAAATGGCGCTACGTAATTCTGTTTTTAATTCTTTATCTTCAGTGATCGCTGGTGTACGGCTAAAAATGTAATCTACATAGCGGTCTACTGTTTCACCCCATGTTTCTCTACGTTTTTTGTCATCGACAAAACGAGCGTAGCGACTGGCGGCGATATATTCTTGATACTGATCCATTTATTGTTCTCTAGGTTATGGTTAATAAGGGGCAAAAAGGCCCGACGCAGTTTCTACGCCGGGCCACGCCCATCTACTGGGTACTACTAAACTTATACTGCGAAATCTGCAGCGGCTGTTGTAGAGCCACCGAACTTCTCACCGTCTTCTAACTTCTGAACGTTGTTCAAACCGGCAGCAATACCTTTGGAACCGCTTGTGTCATACGGATACAAAGTGATTGAAGCGCGACCATAGCAACCAGAATAAAACTCGCTAGTGTCGATGATTGGATTCAAATCAGCATCAACGATACCTGGCTTTTCGTTAGAGCTGGCGTTGATAAAATAATGGCCTGCGTATGCTGGATCATCTTTCTCTGCGTCACCGTCGCGTAAGCCACCCTTGAGTGTCTTAGGAATGCTGCCGCCCCACATTGTTGCGTTAGCTGCCTTGGTGTCTTCGAATGCTTTCTTAAAGCGGTTGATAGTATCTGTGTCTGATTTTGGGATCAGAATGGAAACAGAATACTTTAAAGTGCCGTTAGGTGTCTCAGCTGGTGCGAACACATTAGCGTAAGAGAAACGTACTTTGCCAGTTACAAACTTGGTCTTTACTGATTTTGATGCCATAATCTTTAATTCCTTTTTAAACATTAAGACTGGTCTTCAATCGGGGCCAGCCTGTCTACCCGTACACATATTAATGCAAACTTCGATTACTTCTTAATTCCACAATGTGAAATAATTATGAGTCGTACAAAATACCCAAATCATTCATTGCTTGCCGCATAGCCAGTGCCCTTAAAAAATCTGTTTGGTACTCTGGCTCATTTAAAACATCGGGCTCTTGCGCCACGATATCTAAAACTTCATCAATACAATCACGTAACTGCTGGACACCTTCACGATGCCCACTTCCAGGTAAAGCGTCAAAGTCTTTTGCAAACTTATTAATCAGCAAATCCGGAATATCAAACTTTGAACCGCAATACTCTATTTGCATAAGGGCTCCTATTTTGCCACAAGAACCAATCCTGCGTTACCTATGGCGTATCCAATAAACATAATACCTGTGCCAATACTACCTTTATAAAACTGTTCTAATCCGACATATAAGTATACCAGACCCATTACTGCAATTAACCATGTACTCATGCAAAATCCTCCTTCGCACCTTCTTTGCTGCGCACCAGTTTGGGACTGCCTTCTGGTCGCTGCACAAGTTCTCCTAACCATGTAGTTACTTGCTTGTTGATTTTCTCTAATGAGGCTAGAGATTTGAGCTTAGGAGGCTCCCAAATAATTTGTGGGTCTAACCCCTTTTCTACCAAAACGGTGGCCGCTAGGGCGCTATCAGAGATCTTGCGGTGGGTTGTTGAGGTAGTTAGTTTAAATCCGGGCGGGACAATCTCTTGTTCTACTGCTCGGTTTAATGCAAACTCTTCTACATCGTTTACCCAAGTGCGTAAGTTTTGTGCCTTTACTAAGACTTCGCTGACTTCTTCTTCGTTGAGGAGGCCCGGGGCTTTGAACTCGAGCTTGGCGAGCTCCGTGTTAAAGTCTGAGCGGGCGCGGCATTGCGCTTTGGCTTTGCAGAAACCGCACCATTCGCCTGGGAGGAACTCGCCTGAGCCACTCCACGCTTTCTTGGCTTTTTGTTTAACGTAATAATTTGCCCAGTCGACAAGTTTACTGATGCTGGTACCATCGGTACTGATACTGTCAAGCCGGGGCTGATGTATCGTGTAACTGACTTCCTTGATTTCTGGGTACTCTTCTTTGAACTTGCTCCACGCGCCGAGGGCGTAGAGCCTGAGCTGCGGGTTGTCTTGCGCGTGGACGGGGATACCTTTTCCGAATTTAAGGTCAATAACCCGAATGGAGTGCTTAGAAAGTATAACCACATCGGCCGTACCAAAGCCGTCAGGCACCCAGTCAGAAAAGTCCACACGTTGCTCAAATAGCGGAGTATCCCCTTCTCCAATTTGGCTTCGGACGTAGAGGACGTAGTTGTCGACGTTTGCTTCGAAGTCTTCGTTGTAGTACGGGGTGTTTTTGATGATTTCATATTCTCTTTCATACTCTTCTATTCCAATTTGTCCATAATAGTGGCGTAACTTAATCTCGCCAAGGGAATGGGCCATCGTGCCTTCTTGACTAAAGTCAAAAGCATTTGAGCCTCGTTTTTGTTCTGGGAGTGTTGCTTCTAATCTGGCACTTGGGGTGCACATCATCCATCGTTTACTACCCGATGCTGATAAAAGGGCATGAGCTGTAATGATAATTCTCCTTTTTAGGCTGATTAGGCTTGTTTAACTTTTTTCTGTCGTACATATAATAATGCAAACTTTAAGTTGTTTTTTCTGGCTTTTTTAATTATATTTTTGTATGTATTTAAGGGCGGATTCTAATATCTTTTCAGAATCTTGTAAGTAGCCCAAACCCCTATTACAAGGATTGCAAAGTATGCCTCTAACTTTTCCATTTTTATGGGAATGGTCTATATGAGTTCCATACTTTGGTTTTAGTAAATTAAAACAAATTGCGCACTTGTAATTTTGACTTTTTATCATTTCTGAAAAGTCATTTTCTTCAATGCTATATTTATTTTTTCGATGCAATGTAGAATTGTATTTGTTTCGGCAACAAATACATTCGTTTCTATGGCCGTCTTTTGCTTCTTTTCTTTTTTGAAACTCAGATAACGGCTTTTCAATGCCGCATTTGGTGCACTTCTTCATTGATACCCTCATTGGTTTATTGGTGAACTAGCCGGTGAATGAGCACCGGCAGGGGAGCTACCCCGTTCGTTCATTGATTAGTACTACTCTTTTAGCGCACTTATTAAAGCTGCTATTTCTTTATTAAAATCAACCACAACTTCTGCCTTAACATCCACCTTAGTATCACGTGTTTCCCTGTAATCTTCAGCGAATTGACCGCGCAGGGCAATTTCTGCCACGCGAGAATTGAATGCCTTGTTTTCAATGTTGGCAAGCATCATGTTTTCCCAAAATGCTTGAGCATAAACTGTTGCTAAATCAAGGGTTTCAGCAAAATGCTCGTCTTCTTTTTTAAGACGTGCTGCGGTGGCCTTGCTGATGCCGATAGCAGCAAACATGGCTTTTTGAGACGCGCCTTGTTTACCCAGTTCTAAAATGGCTTTTGCCATTTCTGGGGTAAAAGACTTCTTGTTTGCTGGTGCTTTTTTAGCTGCCACATTTCCACCTTTTTAAACTTGCTGCTTTGCGTGTTGGTTTACCATTCTCGTCTTTCATAGGACCTGGCATGCCAGACATGCGTGCGCAGAATGATTTTTTACGAGGGCCGCCTTCTGGTTGAGGGGCTTTTAAATTGGAGCCTGTTGCTGCGTTGTACTTGGCGCGACCTTTGGCGGTCAAACCTGCGCCCTGAGATACTGGTAGCTTCTCGCCACGGCCTATTGCGAGGGATGGGCCTTTTTTCTTAGTTGCCATTATTTTTTAGCAGTTTTTGCTGATTGTTTAAATGCTTTGGCTGTAGGGGCACCTTTGGCACCCGGCTTGCGCATCTTCTCGCCAGAACCGGCTTTAATGCGTTCTTGTTTAGCGTGGATGTTTGCGTACAAACCGGGTTTAGTTGCCATAATGCTTCCTTAGAATATTACTGAAACTCCAGCCAACTTTTTAGCTACATTGGCCAGTTCTTTAGTTGTTTGACCGCTGATAAAGGTATTGATCTCAATAGCCTTGTCAATGATCTCTTCAGTTGTTGGGAACTGAGGAGCCAATTCTGCAGCCTCTTTGGTTGTTTTGTTTAGCAATTCCCACGCAGCCATGTTGGCTTCGTGTTGTTTGACCATAAGGTCTTTTGCTGTGTTGAAAATAGAAAAGCGTAGTTCAAATGGATTCATATAATTCCTATGTATGTTGTGTGTAATGTGTATAAAAATCCCCGTTTTCTATGCAGGTTACCGGGGAACCTGTAGCTTTCTTTACAGCTAAAGTAAAGATAGGAGAGCTTCACAGCTAGTCCTATATATAATAATGCAAATTACCGCCTAAATCCGCCCTACATATCGTCTGGCACGATAATCGTCTTTTTGGGCTTGGATGGAGGGGTTTTGTTCAATGCACTGTGCAAGTGAGGCATAACATCATTAAGCATCATTTTGGCCATTGCTGCAGCCTTTTCCTGATGTTCAATTTCTTGCTGGGCTGAAGTCATTTTCGCTTTACGCTCGACTTCTGCAATAATGTTATTGCTTACACCGGCACGCTTAAGCAGCTGCTTTAGATTCATCTTTCTTTTCCTTATTGGCAATCAATTGATCAACCTGTGGGCCTGCTTGGCGCTGTACATCATGCACGAACGGTGCTGCTACAATGAACGGAGCTTGACCTAAAATCTGCAATAGTCCGTTAACTTGGGCTACTGTAAACTTAAAGATTAAAATCTCATGGTCTAAACTGCCGTCTACTACTTTCGTTTCTTCCTTCATTTTTTACTACCTTTCTTTCCAAATAATTCTTCTCTTGCTGCTAATTTAACTGGATCAGTGCAATACTGATTCAATTGAAATACTCTTGCTGACATATCCATCAGTTGCCAACAACGCATTTCGTGTAATTGCTTAAGCCCAATTAACGCGTTAGCCACTTCGTCTTCTGTCATTGGTTTTTCTGCATCACCATGATATTTATATAACGTCTCAATATCATCGGCTGTTTGCCACACTTTGTAGATGGCATCTTCTAAATCAAAATGTGTGTACTTCTTCATTTCTTTTTCTTCTTTGCTTTTTTGATATCAGCTTTGAAATCGACGCTGTACCAACCACCAACCAGCTCTAACGCTGGTAATAATTCTTTCCAAGCTGCTACATCATCTTCATGCCAGTGGTCTCCATTTTTTATATTCTCGCTAATGGATACATAGCTTTGTGCAAGTGATGCGACCAAAATAGCGTCCGCGCAATCATCATCAATTTCTATAACCATACTTTTTCCTTTTTAAGTTCACTTTCAAAATCAAGACACTGTGCTGCTGCCATAGTTACTTCTGGTCTAAACTTTGCAGATAGAAACTCCTTTTTCATTTGTTGGCATTGCAATTGGGTTAACGCACTTTTACTCGTCATAAAATCACACTGTTGGCCAATACAAAGAATTGATACAAAAATAAATGCGTTCATTTTCCGCACTCCGGATCTGTACCGTCTATACGAGTGCGCTTTTGTAACTCACGTTGTATATACCATACAGCTTTACGCAAATCTTCGATGGCGTCATGCTTTAAATCTGCTCGCCAAATATATTTAACTGCGTTACCAAGGTTAAACCCCATGTGCTCTGTAACTTGAATACATTCAATACCAGAGGGGTGCGCTGTATAGTGTTTAGGATGATTCACTGGATCGTGCATGTCTTATCTCCCTGAGTTCTTTTTCCATAATCTGTAGCTCTTCAAAGCTGTCACAAACCCAGATTCCCAATAAATTTTCATAGCGGCTAGTGTCGATATCCTCCACACCAGTAATGGTTTCCATAACATAATTGCCTTTGTACCTGTGCTCTACAATAAAGTGGCTCATAGCTTTAATTCCTTCTTAATAAACTCGATGCCTTTAGAAAAATGATAACGCCAATACTTTTCTGTAACATTGATGTCACTGTAGGAAAGGCCATCCAAAAATGATTCTAATATGAACTGCTGTTTTGCTGGAAGTTGTTCTGCTATCAAACGTCTGATGTCAGAAATATCTTCCGGCTCCCATGGAAGCCAACCCTCGAGCATCTGAGGATAAGATTCATTACTATCGTCCTTTTCGATTGGATCAATGTCTTCATCGGAAAGGCGTGGAGCTGTTGCGCTGATCTTATGTTTTGGTTTTGTTATCATGGCTATATTAATGCAAAATTTAAGGAATCCAAAAGGGCTTCTTGTAAATTTATTTTGCCCTCTAAAACATTGACTACATGTTGGTCGATACTGTTGGCTATCGTTAGGTGGTGTATGATAACCGGCTTTTCTTGCCCTTGGCGGTAAATTCGTGCGTTGGCCTGAATGTAGTTTTCGCTTGACCACGGAAGATCGAACCACACTGTTTGGGCTGTCTCTCCAACGTTGCACTGTAGATTGAGCCCGATACCGCCGGATTGCGGGTGGGCAAGGAGCATACGAATTTTGCCGCTACGCCATGCAGCGATGTTGTCATCGTCCAGCACCACAGCTTCCGGGAACGCAAGACGTAAGCGGTTGAGGCTATGTTTGAAATGATAGAATACGAGTGTCGGGGATGAAGATTCCTCCATGATCGACTCAAGGTATTCCAGCTTAGCGCGGTGTACTTCTTGCGGCTCTCCTTCTTCATTGTAGACTGCTCCAGACGTAAATTGCAGGAGCTTGTTCGCCAGTGCGGCTGCTGTAGGAGCTGTGATCTTTTCGCCCTTGATCTCAGCGACCATGTCTTTTCTAAGTTCATCGTATTGTGCCTTTACGCTTTTGTCTACTTCAATCTTGTGATAAAGCGAAGTACAGCTAGGTAGCTGCAAATAATCTTCAGCCTTAAGACTAAAACAAATATCTGAAATCTTATTTTTAACAATCTCATCGCATCCACTCTTAAATTTCCAACTATATACAACGCGTGTATGGCGGTTCATCTGGTCTGGCATCATGTACTTGTCCCTAAAGCGGGTCAAGCTGGTTTCCAAACGCTCACCAAGATCCAATATACCCACCTGAGACCAGAGATCGGCCATGCCCTGAGGGGTTGGTGTGCCTGTGAGGATTACGCGCCTCTGGAAGCCCTTTAAATGCTTTTTAAGGGCCTTAAAACGTTTGGTTGAGGGGTCCTTAAATCGGCTGGACTCATCTATTACTAAGTTAGTGAACACTAACTTATCTAAAAGTTCACAAAGCCATGCCACGTTTTCAAGGTTTATCAGGTAGATATCTGCGTCTTTGTTCAGCGAGGATATTCTCTGCGCAGGGGAGCCCATTATTTTGGATATCGTAAGATGTGACAAATGTTCCCACTTTTTCACTTCCGTATCCCACACTGTCTCCGCTACCCGTTTGGGCGCGATAATCAATGTCTTGCCCTTGAACTGTTCGGCTATGATTGTAAGTGTGGTCGTAGTTTTGCCCAAACCCGGTGGTAGGAATAGACCTAAGTTCGGGATAGATTTCGCCTTCTCGATGATGTCCTTTTGGTATTGATGCAATTGGTTTCGATTTATCATACATGTCTATTACCTTTTGATATGTTTTTAATTGCTGGCAGCAGTTGTAAATTCCAAGGTACATGCAAACCTGATACGTTTTTGCCTTGCAATGGAACGATGTGGTCTACATGATACTTTTCACCAGTAAAGTCTTCCGCTATTTTGGCGCGGGTATACATCTCTTCAATCTGTTTAAAATGTTCGGCTGTTAACCAAGGAGGTGTACGATTCATTTTAGATGTGTGCCGTTTCATTGACTTGGCATTTATTTTATCTGGATTTCTTTTAGCGTATCTTTGGACAATGTGTTTCATACTATCCATTGTTTTCTGATAGTTTTCCCAAGTTCTCCATGTCTCATAAAAATAGCCAGTTTTTTTGGATACTGTGGTTTTGTAACTCCAAAACCTGTAAGCATCATCTCTAATGTCACCTTGCTTAAACGGCTCACCTGTGTCAGGGTTTAGTCGCTTCATTTATAAAATCCTCAACGTCATCTTTAGAATGTAGCACATGTACCGGAAAGCCGGCTTCGCCAAGATCGTCAAAAACCAGTTCTTGTCTCTTGCTCAGCTTCCCTGTTTCCGTCTTCAACTCTACTAGAAACACTTTTTGATTTATGAATACTATCCGATCCGGGACCCCTGTTACGCTGCTTATCCATTTGTAACTTAGCCCCTTTGATTTTTTCACCAAGTTTGTTAAATGCTTCTCGATCTCTTTCTCTAGCACGCTCACGTTTGTCTTCCTCTGTTGCGTAAATACTAAACACCTGTTTGAAAATATGTTCGCCTAAATAAGAGCGCGATTCGTCACCAATCTTGGCTTCATCTTCTCCGATATATTGAAAGACATGGGTAACAGTGTGTGAGACTTCGTGGTAGATCACACCTAAACGCTCCAGTGCAGACTCCTTGGCCATGTCTTCATAATTAAATACAATCGCCAGCATGGCGTGGGTTGTGCCTTCCTGTTCAATAAAGTGCGACTCTGCCAAACCAACATCCAAGGACTGATGGCGTGTTGTGATCTTGGAGTCTTTGACAGCTTGCTGGAATGCTGCATCAGAAAAACAGATTTTGATCTTAATGCCAAAGTGTCCAGTATCTGCAATATAGTACGGCAGTTTCTTTTTCGTTTTCATTATTTCCTCATGTCGATGACAACGTGAATACGTTCAGTATTGCCGTTGTTTACTACACTGTGCTCTTTCTTGTTGTCAAACCACCATATCTCTCCAGCGCTCATGTGAACCTCTTCTGTTTCACACTTAAACTTCACACCAGAGTTGGTAGTAATCACTAAGTGAAATCGATCATGCGCTTTAGCATATTCGCCTTCATCAATATGGGGTTTGATAACTGCGCCAGAATGCAACTTGGCTACAATGACTCTCCCTAGTCTTGCGTTATCAAACGTTGCTGCTACTAACTTCATTGTCTCTTTTAAAAAACCCTGAGAAAAATAGTCAACACAATTAAGCTCATTAAAATAACTCGTCAATGTATGCTGCCCTTGTACTGGCTGAAACCGTAACACAATGTCATCCGCAACATTATGATACAGCCCTGGAGCTTTGCGCAAGTTAAGCCAGTTCCACAGGTTTGTAGCGTTAAGCTCTTTTGCAATAGCTTCTGGATTGAACCGTTCAATTAACTTAAAGTTTTCCATTAGTGTCTCGTTCGTTTTTCTTTTCGATCTAGCATTTGTAGGATTTCTTCTTGCTCTTCCTCTGGCAAATCTTCTACTCGAATGCCTTCTTCAAAAATTTCTCCCGTTGCAACTAACTCAGTGATACCGCGAACCAAGGCATCGATTTCTTCCTGAGTCATGTCCAGATCTTCCATGAGCTCATCAGCCCACCCCTCTTCAAACTCGACGGTTTTTCTCTTTGTCATTTTGGCTCTTTGGCTTTCTTAACACCAAGAGCTTGGCGCAGTTCGTGGCTATGCAGTTTTTTGCCGGGTTTCTTTACTTCACCTGCAGCCTTAGCTATCTTGGCAGCTTTCTTGCGATCGGCAAACTCACCAGTGGATAACAAAAAGCCACGTTTATCTGCGTTTTTGGGGCGCCCAGCTTTTTTCTCAATCTCTTCGTGAGAATATGCTGGTGTTTCCGCGATAACTTTACCAGACTTTTCTTTAACCGCGGGCTCTACTACTTTAACTTTTTTAATCATGCTTTTTCCTTTGTTCAACATGCCATTTACATAAGTCTTTGTAATACTCAATCTCTTTTTGATGCTCAAACAATTTGTTGTTGTAGATTTCTTTTTGTTCTTGTAAGTCTTTATCTTTTGGACGCATGACAAGACCAAGCATAAAGCCTATAAAAAACGCTAGTCCTATATCAATCATTTCTGTGGTACCTATCGTTTGGGTTATTAAGCATTGCTTTAATAAGCTCATCTATATTAAAGAACCATTGAATAACTTTCATGCCGTTCTCTTGGTAAATGGTGAAGCTCATTTTGACTCTACTGTAATATTAGTAGTCTTGATCTTATCTATCACGCTGTCGATTGATTTAGCAACACCGGTCAGACCCATAGTGGCCACAAAAAACCCGAGAATAAATCCTGCGATCATGTTAATCATGTTATCTCCTTAACGATAGCGTGGTAAGCACTGGATGTCAACGACAACATCGGATGTCTGTCCAGTGATGCGGCGTCTTGCTGTTACGGGTGAGGCACGAAGTCCTGAATCTTCACAAGCACGCACGGCATCAATGACTTGGGTGCGTGTCATCTGTGTCACGTCTGGGTCATACACAAACGAGATCGCGGGGATGTTTGCCACTGAAGTAATGGGCACATTTTGTCCATTGACTGGTTGTACAAATACTGGTTGTGGCGGTGGGGTTGTTGAGCAGGCTGCTAAGCCCAGTGTAAAGATCCCTGCGATTAGTTTTTTCATGTTATTCCCTTAAGTCTATATAATTGGCAAACTTAATATATGCCGATACTGAGCTATCAAACTGTAATCCTGATTGTCTTGCGTCCGCCAATACACCATCGAGCGAGTACGAATTCGAGTTGCGTATTGTATAGCTGCTTTCTTCGTATGTTTCTACTGTATTGGTCAGTCGATTAATATAAGTCACTTTGGCGTATCCTTCTACTCTTCCTGATGAGAACTGGCCTCGTACTATCTTAACGTGGTTTGAATGGTTCCACGCCTGTACATAGGCTCCAATCCCTTTTAAACCCGTCCAGCCACAATTGCCAAGGTATACTGCTGCAGAATTGGGTCTATAATCTGATAGCACCACTTTACAGCGGCTGCCAGAGGGGTTATCCATAAATCCAGCAGATACTGCCATCTCATCAGCAAAACAAATTGATGGTAATATTAATGCAAAAATGAGAAATTTATTTTTCATTTGCCTATTCCGTGGGCGCGTTCGATGGCGCGGGCGAACTCAATCTCATCTAACTCTGGATTATGCCAAGCGGTTCCGCCACGCAAACATTGACGAGCCAATTCTATAATCTCTTCATCAGTCAACGGTGTACGTTGGGCATCTTGCCGGTCTTGTGTGGTGAAAGTGGTCATGATCCCGCACCTTTGGTAACGCGTTCCAGAATTTCTTTTAGTAATCTAATTACTTCGTCTTCAAACTCGGTCATATCAATCCTCCGGTGTAATGTACTCTTGCGCTTTTAGATTGTCCTCAATCTGTTTGACCGTCTTATCAGCAAGTGGGTTTGGTTTTTTAAATATGGCGTCCCAATTGTTGTTGAACTGCTCTTCATCAATTGCCAATGGTCTACGCTTATCGCCTTTGCCGCCGTCTCTCATGTTATCTCCTAAATTGTGCTACCACTGGGCGTCTGCCGTATGTGCGGCGGATCCTTAGTGCTTGAATAGTTCCGAATACTTTATTGCGCCAGCCTTGGTGGGCTCGGCGTATCTGTTGCATCTTAAACCGAAGTACTAGACTTTTTGGTTTTTGTCTAGTAATTGTCCTTCGAACACCGATATTACCAAACACGCTGGTAAAGTCATTGCGCTTGATGAACTTGCGAAAGTTAAACCTTTTCATTTACCAGCTTCTCATGGTGTTCACCAATCGTCTCGCCTTCCCAGTTCTTGGTGGCTGATGTTGGTGTTACTCCTTCATTCCATTTTTGGATAGACCAAAACGCGGCGCCGTTATGTCCAAATACGCCACCATGTTCAAAGTCTGGTGGCACCTTCACTGTCTGGCCATACAATCTATGCTTGCCGTCAAACGCTGGTGTTTGCATAAACTGCTCTAAGTTTACTTTGTCCAGTTCAGGGTTGGTCAGCTTAAAAGTACCCGAGATATAAAACTCAAGTGAGTCAAAGTCTGGGTGGGTGTGCACTGGCGCAACGGTGTTTGGCTTTACTAAATACAACTCTACCTGCCAAGGCTCTGCACGATACCATACAAAACTGATTGAGATATCAGTGTGTCGTATGGGATCGCTAAACGGTGGTTTTAGTGGAAACTTATTGGCCACAAACCAATCTTTAAACTGCTCAAGTGTTTGCATAATTCCTCTTGTCTTGGTTTGATTGATGTTGCCAATCATCACCCACGTTGGTTGGTTTTACTCCGTTGAGCCATTGCTGGATGGATAAAAACGCGCCGCCCTTTTCTCCGCTCTTGCCGCCGTGCCAAGTAGATGGTGATACTCTAATGAATTTTCCGTAATGCACTGAGGCACCATTAAAGTTAGGCGTATTGTCTCTTGGTGTTAATACCTGTCCGTTAATGGTGAATTCAATGTCTCCAGATAAAAATACTTCAAAAGAATCAACGTTGGGGTGTAGGTGTTCGGGTATGACCGTATTGGGGTCTAACACAAACAACTGCACCTGCCAGCACTCAGCTCTGTAAAGCACAAGCCCGCGGATGTTGTTGTCAAAGGCAATGGAGTTATTCTGCGGCACAGTGAATGGCCGTGTTTTAATCCACCAATCTTTGAATCGGGTTAAATCATCCATCAAAATATATCCTCTTCAAACTTAACCTGATTGTCCACGAACTTCTGAGCACGTTCATTGAGCTTAACGCCAACATACAAGTGAATCCTGTTGCCGTTGGTGCGATCCAACCGGTCATCAACTGCGTGCTCTTGAACTGCGGCAATAAACCGCTTCTTAAACACCAGCTCAGTCCCTGGAGGTATGCTCTTATTGAGCGCCCACTTCTTGTACGCTGTGAATACATCATCTTTAGGCACGGATGCCTTCGGATCAAATACCAGAGCGTCTTCAACGAACGTCCCAATGGGGTTGCCCAACTCGGCCATCAACTCCAAATAACCACGTCCAGACTGAGGCTGAATGAAGTGACCGCCACGCGCTAGGCGACGTGCCAACCCCTGCATTGCCCAGTTAAAAATACCGCCGAGCTCTTTCTCCAACTTAGTAAACAGTCCAGTGTCCTCCTTGTCATAGAACGAACGTGTCATCTTGATAACGATCATACGTCCGGTCAATGCGTTGGAGTTCTCGGTTAACTGTAAAACCTCGTTAGAATAAACAACAATCCGAGTAGGCAGATAGCCATTCCAAGATTCTTTGTTTTTCCGGTTGACAGTAATGGTATCGCCCCCCACAATACGGAGCAGCTGAGATACAACAGCAGATCTATTGCGCTCAGGCGCTCTTGCATCAGTAAAAGAAGCGAGGAGCTTACCCAGCCAAGGCTGCAGACCAAAGGTATCACAAAGTTCTCCTAATTCAGGTGCTACGGTGTTGTGCTGTCCTAATAGTGACACTAACACCTTGTTAATAGTCCCCTTGCCGGAGCGACGGGGTCCGATAATGTTAAAAAACTTCTGCTGGCTAGTATCGCCTGACAGAATATAACCAAACATCTCTTGCAACGTGTCAATCGACTCCTGATCATCCGGCCATACCGAGCGCAGGAAAGAGTCCCACTGGGGGCAGGTAGCAGACTGATCATACTCGAACGGCAAAGAGTTTTGAGTAAAGAATCCCAGTGAGTGCGGAATCAAAATCGACTCTTCTAAATGAAACAATCCGTTCTTCAATGACACCAGCTTAGAGGCATCAGGCTTACTTGACGCATAAGACTCAAACCAAATTGGTGGCTTGGTGTTCGCATGGTTCGGTAAGTGCACAATGGACTTGACTGCGTCCAGTGCGGCGCTGACCGAGGCGGGCGATGGGTTGAACGGCTGCAGTGAACCTTGCTTTCCTGGCTTCTTGCATTTGTCCAACAGGGCATACAGTTTAGATCTAACTGTTTGCTCCTCCAAGATCTCGTAGTGAGTCCCCTGATACACATAAAAGTCCTGAGCGTAGTGGACTATCCGATACCCCTCTTCGCTTGAATACTGCGTGTCGAGAAAGGTACGGGCATGGTTCATTGCGCCTTGATCGAGAATAATCTCGCCCCGCGCCAATGCTTGCTGCCGCTCCTTTTGGTTTACTTTAAACAGCAGGGTACGCAGTGTGGCACCGCCGCCCTTAAAAGTCCTCCACTTGTTCTCACAAGCGTTTTGGTGATAGTCCGCACCCTTGGAGCTCCAACGATCCCACAGCTCGCACGCCTCTACATCACCCTCAAACTGGTGGTGCAGGATCATGCCTACTTTGAGCCAATCGTCGTATCCGTAGTCATCTAGGTGCGCTAGGATCTCGGTTTCTACCCTGTGGATGTCATAGCCGTCCAAGGGGGCGTTGTAGTCCGCAAACTTATCGCCCGTGTTGGTGATGGTTCTAGCAGGCACAATGTCTGTTAAGTCCACAGGGGTGGTCGGGATGTTAGTCCCTCGCAGTGCGTGACCTGTCACTGTGAAGTAACGTGACTTGGGGTAAATCTCCAGTCCAATGGAGTGGTCAACGTGGCTGGCTGGCAGGTTGGCGCGGGTGAAGATCTTAACACCAGTCCCAGAGGGGCTGACCTCCATATAGCCGTCCACTTGGTCTGCAATATGCTGCAATGCAGCATTATTGAAACGCCTTTCTTGGACATCATAGCAGTCATCCAAATCGACACCGATCAGATTATCCTCATCACTAAACACGAACCCAATGCCGTCGTATTTGCCGTTGGAGGACTCATAAGCAGATTGGATGGACAGAAAGTCCGTCCAGTGCGCTGGGTTGGTTGAGGAGGCGGATTGCCCTGATGTCTGCATTGGCATTTTAGCCCAACGCTTGTTGTCCTCGTCTCCGATCTCAACAAAGCGCCACAACACCCACCTAGGGATCTGCTTTAAGTCCATAGGGATGCTGTTAAATTGTACGGGCAGGCTTGTTGGTTTCATTCGTTCCTTTCTTCTTGCCTATAATAATGCAAAATACATGGTCTGCTGTATTTCATATTGCGAAATACCTATGTGGGGTGTTAGGGTTTACCCTTAAGGGTTTACCCCTAGTCCCTGACAAGGGTGACACAAGGGTGACACAGCCTAACTGCAGATAGCGACAAATGCCAGTATTTTAGCTACAAATGGATACAGATAATACGGATTGTCACCCTTGTCACCATTGTCACCCTCTATTTCATTTATTTATTTATTTATTTAAAAAAATAAAATAAATATATAGGATAAAGTGATTTAGACCCTGACAATGGTGACAAGGGTGACAATTTCTAGTGGTTGTCACCCTAAAACATACTACATCTAGTTTTGTTGTAATAAAGCAACAATTATATGCCCTAAAAAGTATATAGCTGCAAAAAGTAGTAGCCATTTTACGTAAACGTCTGATTTATCGTGTTTGCTCATTTTGATACCTCATATTCGTTGTTTTGAGAGACGATGCGATAAGCCCATTCACGAAACTTAGTGCGGTTTTCACTGGTTTGCTCGTCCCGTGGATCCCACTCGGCTTGAATCTCAAACCCGCCTAGATTGTTATAGAACTCAATACGGGTCAAATTGCCGTCCTTGTCATATACGTCTGTTGGTATTAGTAACATTATTCGTTCTCCTTTGTTACAGAAAAGGTGTCACGCACTTTAGGGGCACGCTCATCCCAGTTATCTGACTGTCCGTAGTCCCCTCGAATGGAGCTCATGCGTTCAGTCTTTCTAAAAGCTGGCTCAACACGCCACCAAGCCAGCGATGCCTCCTTGTACTCCAGCCACTCATCGTTTTGCTCAAATAGGGGGTGGTTTAGTCCCTCAATGTCCACTGTGGATTGTACGTCAGCAGTCCTAACCCATGGCTTGGTGTTGTCCCTAGCCTCAGGCACCAGTCCCACGCGGTCTCTAGCCTTGATAAAGCGGGCGTAAGCGATTTTCTGTTCTTTAGTAAATTCAAGCATATTATTCCTCGTTTTCCTCGTTGTGTTTTTCTTGGTTCAATGAGTCCAGTGACACTGGCTCTCTGCTGATGTAGCCCTTGAGCTGGTAGATCTTACTAGGTGATACGTCCATAATGGTAGCAAGCTCTTGCGTGGTGGGTTTACGTCCCAACACCTGCGCGAGTGCCTGCTCGTTGTAATTCATGCGCTTGATGCCCTCCATAATGTTAATTGGTAGCCTGATGATGTTACTGGTGTTATCTAACTCCCTTTGCACGCCCCTAATAATGAACGAGCGAGCGAACGCTGAGAATCGAATGTTGCCCATGGGTTTCCAGCGTTTAGCCGCGATGATTAGCATCTCGTTGCCGATGCCAATCACGTCCTCGACGGGTGTTTTGCCGTGTTGCCAGTACGAGCCCTTTTTGAGAACGTAAGGCACAAAGCGCAGGTTATGCTTGACCAGCTTGTCCAGTGCCTTGCTATCCCCTTTGGCGATGCGCAGTCCCAAGTCCCTCTCCTCCTCAAGGGATAACATGGGGATGTCCATTCGCATCAGCTCTTGCAGGTAATCGGTTTTAATATCGTTGTCACTCAAAATGGTGCCTCCTTTAGTGTCAATAGTGCCATCTCATAAAGATTGGCTTTAGGAGCCCTTGGAAGAGCCTGTAAGCGCATTCCGTCAGTGAGGTAGGGGGTAGCCTCCACCTTGCTGGCAAACTTCCTACAAGCCCCTCCAAACTCGTCTATGAGGATGTAGCGGTAATTGCTAGTTGATGAACGCATCTTTTTTGAGCCCGTCGCAAAGTTGTTGACGTAAATACATGACGATATCCCACTCCATGTCATCTCGACCTTTGGAGCGTTGCATATTGGTTAGCCTGTCTTCATACCAATACAGGGCACGCATGATAGCCAAGAGCTCATCACCATCTAGGCTGATAGTAAATCGGTTAGTGTTTACTGTGTCCGGTAAGTGGATCATACTTCCTCCTCTTCAATTTTGAATGTGTACCACGACTGCTCGTCACTTGTTTCGATTCGATGGGTTACACCCATGCCAATCTCGTCCATGACCTCTTGCAACAAATCCCCAAGATCCCAGCCGTCCTTTGCCTCTACTGTGATGTTTACTCGCATACAGCCTCCTCAAATACTTCGTCAATGTTCCAGTCACCAAGTCCAGTGTCCTTGAAGTCCCCACCATCCATCTCACGTGCAAGCTGGATCGCCTCTTCCATTGTTTCTGCCTCAACAGTTGCGTCAAGGTATGTTATGTAGCTTGCGTGTACTTTAAATTTCTTGGTCATCGTCTTGCTCCTCATCAAATATGTAATATGGCACTTCAAGGAAAGAACCCTCGAACGGCTTTTCTGTAATAAAGTAATTCACTCGGTTGACTAAGTGGTAGCCGTCAACAATGTATAAGTTGCCGTCGTCTCCGTCCACAAGAGTCCATATACACTTTGGATCCTGAGCTAGTACAAAGTCCAGCTCCTCCCCACAAGTCTCGAACTTGTCACTGCCATCAAAATGATTCTTGATTGGTTTGTACTTAGCGTCCCAAGCGTCGAGCTCCTGCTCCCATGCTGGGTATTCAATAGTTGTTGTCATCGTGCCACTCCTCAGTGTCATAGTCATATACATAAAAGTCCAGCTCTAGGGCGCGTTGGTAGGCGCTAGAGAACGTTGGTGCGTCAATGACAAGGGTGTTGCCCTTGTCGTCTTTAAAATATGCGGTGATCATAATTTACCCTTTCTAACTGCACGTAATTCTTTTTGAATTAACTCTTTGTTTGCCTCGTACTCACTGCGTAACATTTCCATACCACCCTCACCACTGAATGTCATTGGGTTAAACCTGCATACACTAATCATGTCGTCAGGTGATTCTACTGGCATCTTATACACTGGCTCCCATGGCACGTCAGGTGCCGATGGGGTATTGCTCCATGTACGGCTGATGTAGCGTGCCTCGTCACGTGCGCGGCAAATTGAATTTAATGATCTCATGTTAACTCCCAAAAATATGTTTAATTAAATCAGGCTCAAGGTCATAATAACACCCGCCTAAAAAATAATACTCCCTGCCATTGTAGTCGACTTCTGCGTCGTGCGCAATAGATAATCCACTATCTTGAATAAATAAAATAGCGTCATCTTGGCATCGTGTTTGTACTCGAATCATGTTAGTCCCCAATACGGATAAATTGAAAATGGTCTGCTTTGAACTTCTTAATTTCTGCAATGGCTTGCTTGCGGATCTCGTTGAGCTCCATCGCGATACTGTCACCACTAATATCTTTAATCCATCCACGTCCATACCAGTGCTCTTGGTTTGGGTGGAAGTCGAGCTGGATCCAGTTCTCACCCCAGCGAATGTCAAACGACTTGCCGCCCTGCTTGAGGTACTCAGCAAGCGTCCGCATAATGACTGCACGGCTGGGCTTGCGTTTGTTGAATTCAATTTCAATTGTCGGGAATAGTGTGCTCATACTGTCTCCTCAAATATATAAGATGGTTGGCGATCAATTTCAGTCACAACGTCGCCGTCTCCTGTTAAGTCCGTACCCACTGTAAGCGCGTCAAACTCATCCGAATCCATAAAGTAAAAGACGCGGTTGTCAGTTGCGGTATCAATCAGGCGATCGTCCCATCCACCCTCCACGACACCGATGTAGTTTGCAATCGTATCACCTTGATATTCAGTGGTTACTTCGTATAGCTTGGTTTTAATTGTGCTCATAATTAAACCTCCTCGATTTGTAGTGTATCCCAGTCTGCTGAGCTGGTGACTAAATGGGTTTTGTTGTCTGCGCCCCGAGCTCTGAAGTAGTCCTCAGCCCTCTCGGGGCTCTCAGCCTCTACCTCATAGCACTGCTCTACTAATATGGTTGCGTAGTATCTCATTGCTTGCCTTTCAGTTCGTATGGCTTCTCCCAGTCACCCACGTTGAGGTGATAGTAGTAAGCCGTGTCAAAGTAATCCACCATCGCGTCTGACTTGTCATAGTAGTCCGCACTGCGCAACGCCTCAAGGATCTCACCAATCACGCGCTGAGGGCGGTGGGTGAAGTGCTCCTTGTACCAGTATGGATTGACTTGGATATGGTTGCGAATGTGCTGATCAAAGTCCTTACCCGTGGTCTGTTTAAAGTTCTCCATGAAGTCCACAGAGCCACTGCGCAAGGTGCAGGTGATGCTCATGTAGTCCTGCACCCGTAGGCTGTACTTGATGCCCAATGGCTTGAGCACCTTGTCTAGGTTTGCCTTGATGATTTTCTTTTTGTCTTGGTTCATGAATGCCATTATGCGTACTCCTGATTGTGTTGGTTGATGAGTGAGTCGATGCGGTCGGTCGCAGTCCTATACCCATAGTTAAACTGAACTCGGAGCTCGAAGTCCTCATAGGGGTTATCGAACTCTTGGCTCATCATGCCGGAGTGATAGCCCTCGGCGTAGGCGATTTTCTTTTGGTGTTCGTTAATCATGTTAGTTCCATCCTTGTTTGTCATACATACTCATCAGCTCATGCTTTTCTCTAGTGTTTAACTCAAGGGCAGTAGCGACTTTATAAAATGCGTCCGGATATTCTACCTCGTTCAATACTTGGCGGTTAAGTTCACGCAATGCCATCTCTAATATATTGGTTCTCATATTGTGATTCTCCTTGGTGGTTGATCTCATCAGTACCAGCCTAACTGGCAGACCGCCGGAGCGGTTTCGATCTATCGTGCGTCCAACCATGCTTGTGCCTCTTGCATGGTTGGGAATGGTTTGCGTCCGGTGCCTACTGTACCGGTGCGAGTGTTGCGTACTGTGTACCCCTCAGTGGTCAACGTCCAGTCTGCTTTACCTGCCTCAGATGTCCAAGGACAGGCGCCGTAGATTGATGCAGTTAACACGCCGTTAGCATGACGCCATAGTTTTGCTGGGATGATTTCGTATGTCATGGTGGTTCTCCTGTTGGTTAGTAATCCCTCGAGCTCACTGCAAGCAATGGGCTCTGAGTATTACTATCTGTCCGTCATACGGCGTGTTGGATAACGCCACTGGTTCTGCCAGCTCCCCCTTATTTATCTCGGTTGGGTTTGAGTACTGCAACAACGTGGTTAGTATAGCGACCTTTGGTTTAATCTGTCAACACCTAATTGAATCGACCGCCAAGCCTTATATCTACTGGGTTCTATTCCTGACTAAAATGTAGGGTTATTGGTTGGTGGGATGCAGTGGTAGATAGTGGGGCTCGGTGGGTATTGGTGGGGATACTGGTGAGTTGGCTAGTCACAATATCTCGGTCCTCATACCCCTCGTCTCTCGCACGCCCGTACAGCCCTTTAAACATAATGCCCGCGCCCATAGAGCCGCGATCGCACAGTGGTTGATACCTAACCCTCACCTCATAGCCAAACAGCGTGGCGACCCTTTCTCGCCCCTCCTATCCGTCAATAGGTAATTACCCTTATTGCCGCGCTGACCTATGTGAGTAAGTACTCACTAACATATATGTTGCGTTGCAATATGGCACGATACTTGCTTAGCCTAGATGCGAATGAGAATCATTATCATCAGTGCGCCAGCTTGGGCGCGAAGCCTATGTGAGTAAGTACTCACTTCACCTATGAGGCAGAGAGGCTATGTGTCACGTTTGGCCCTCCTTTTCTTGAGGGGGTGTTGTTTATATACCACATAGCCCAATTTGGGTCCTATCCGGCTCGGCGGGGGCGGGGGCCCCACAAAGCTCAAGTTTGTATAATTTTCCACATTGTGAAAAAAGTCAACTTCCTAAAATTTTTTTTGAAAAATTGTCACCCTTGCTCCAAAATTGTCACCCTTCCAAATAGGAATCATTCTTATTTGACTACCAGCAATCAATGACTTACAAGGCGATTGTCACCCTTGTCACCCTTGTCACCCCTTATTTCATTTATTTTTTATTTTTTATTTAAAAAGAAAAAAAGTTTAAGGAAAAGTCAAACAGACCCTGACAATGGTGACAAGGGTGACAATTTTAATTTTATTTTTGAAACCTGGGGAGCAAACAGCGTATCTTTGCATTATTATAAGTATGAACAAATACGCATACCAAATTCAGGGTGCACTGGAAAATAGGCAGGGTCAATTGCTTGGCCTGCGTGTTTTGGTGTGCGATGTGTATAACTTTGATTCGGTTGACGTACCTGTAGAGGTAATAGACTCAGAAACCGCAAAGTACTTACAGTTCAGGCTAAGTATCACGGCAGAATCGCTTAATGTCAAAAACCTGCCAGTGGAAATCCAAAACCGAATACGCGCTCCGTTAGGGAGATGGCTGGACCAATGGGTCCTCGAAAACTTCTATGGCAATTCTCGCAACACAAAAAGTACTAACTCTTGACTTTTGGAAATATGCCCGCCACTTACAGGTGGGTGACTATGTGTTTGACAAGGACGGTAACCCTGTAAAGGTCAAGCTGGTACAAGAATACCTGGCACCCGTTTGCTATGAGGTTACATTTAACGACCACCTTACCGCAGCAGGTGACGAGCACCTAGCTTTCATGGCCGAGACGCCTAAGTACCGCAAAAGAATATCAGAGTACAAGGGTGTGCAGCAATTTCGCAGGCCGCTAAAGCCGCTAGCTGTACGGGATTTACTGGAACTACCCCTTAAAACCAAATACAACCGCACTGCCTATTCGGTACCGACTAGCAAACCTATCAATTTTCCACACCAAGACCTGCCAGTACCGCCATTTATCTTTGGGTACTGGTTTTTTAATCGCCGAAAAGATAAAAGTTTGAAGTTCACCCACGGAATGCAGGAAGAAATCACCCAAATCTTTCGCGATCATGGGTACAAAGTCAAGGTTGGGCGAAAAGTAAACCCCCAAACGTATTTGTTTACTACCACTCCTACGGTTGAGTCGCAGTTAATTCCGCTGATTCCCACAAAAATCCCATTTAATTATTTATTTTCGTCAATAGAACAAAGACTTGAGCTATTGCGTGGTATTATTTTTTCAAAAGCTAGGCAGTATTCGCAAAAAGAAGATACTTTTCGAGTAACGTCCAGAAGTTATACAACAATCACCCAGATTCAAAACCTGGCAGAGTCGTTAGGTTGCAAAACCAAAATCGAACACAAGCCGCAGCTAGAAAACTACACCGTATTTTTTAAATGCCGGTATCCAATCGTGCCAAATCAAGTATCGCCACCTGTAAAGGTTCATCAAGCGAGAAGGCATATTGTTGATATCGAGCCAATCCCCGCTCAGTCCTGCATCCATGTGGAGACTGAGGGAAAAGACAACACGATTCTCGTCGGAGAAGGCTTTATCCCATGTCGTTAACACCAAAACAAGAACTAACCCTTAAAAAATTTGCAGAATCCCATAAGCACTGGCCTAAGCAGCAGCTCGAAGCTGCGATCTGGCAGGTTAAATGGCATCTGCAAGCGCTTAAACATCAAAGAGAACCCGAAGATGGACAATACGACACGTTCCTTATGTTGGCCGGTCGTGGATCGGGCAAGACTCATACTGCTAGCCATTGGATTGGCATTCGTGCTTGGAAGTACGACAACACACGCTGGCTTGTTACTGCTCCCACCTCCAATGACATACGAGCAACGTGTTTTGAAGGAGATAGCGGACTACTTAACATTATCCCAAAGTCCCTTATCCGCGACTACAACAAATCTTTATTTGAAATTACTCTTACCAATGGATCTATCATCCAAGGTATACCTGCCTCCGAACCAGAACGATATCGGGGTAAACAATTCCACGGAGCTTGGTTCGACGAGTTGTGTGCGTTTGATTACCTCGACGATGCCTATGACGGCGTACAGTTTACCCTCCGTCTTAAAGACCCCCGCATCGAACGAGTGCAGCAGATTATTACCACCACTCCAAAGCCAAAAGAATTAATTGTTGACCTGGCCGAAGGTAAAATCGGCGGTGATGTGTATATGGTTAACGCCAGCTCATTTGACAACCGCGAAAACCTATCTGAGACATTCTTTAAACAGCTTGAGACATACGATGGCACTGACATCGGTCGTCAGGAGATCTACGGTGAGATCCTGGATCCAGAGCAGGCTGGTATCATCAAACGCAAACAGTTCCGCATGTGGCCAGCTAACAAGCCAACGCCAACACTGGAATACGTAATTGCTTCATACGACCCAGCGACCTCAGAGAAAACCATGAACGACCCAACGGCGTGTACGATTTGGGGTGTGTTTGAAAGAGAAGACGCTGGTACGTGCGTTATCCTGCTCGATGCTTGGGACGCGCACTTAGCCTATCCAGAACTGCGCCGCAAAGTAATCGATGATTACAAAGAGGTGGTGTATGGCTCGGACAACGACTTTGCCAAAGGCAAAAAGGCAGACCTCATTCTCATGGAAGATAAGTCTGCTGGCATCTCACTGATCCAAGAACTCCAAGGCGCTGGTGTGCCGGTACGTGGATACAACCCTGGACGCGCCGATAAGGTGCAGCGTCTGAACATTGTGGCACCACTGGTAGCTAAGGGCAAAGTGTTCATCCCGGAAGACACAGAACAAAAGGGTGACTATGCTTCTTGGGCAAAACGGTTCTTGCGCCAGGTGTGTTCGTTCCCAGAAGCAGGCGGCCATGATGACTATGTGGATTCCCTCTCACAGGCACTACGGGTGCTCAGGGATTCTGGCTGGCTACAACTAGACCCACTGCCCGCCCGTAACTATGACTATGCGGATATGGACGAATCTAAGAGATTTGTCAACCCCTACAGCCAATAGGGCGGATTCACCCTGTTCCTTGCATTATTATAAATAGGAATATCTTATGAACCTTGCTAAAACACCACATCAAATACTGCTGGAAAAGGCAGGGTTGTCCTTGGATCCTAGTCCGGGGCTTGTTAACACGCCCCAACAAATGCTATTGCAGCAAGCAAACGCTTTGCCCCAATACGCACCTGGCGGCGCTGTTCGCCAAAACCTTTCCCCTGCTGATATGCAGGCGGCAATGATTATTCAAGGCCACACACCACAAAAGTTTGCTAGCGGTGGTCAAGCAGCTCAATCAAAGCATGTTACACAATTACGAGACGAAATGAATCGTAATTTATTAAAGATAAAACACAGCCCACTTAGTGCTCTTTGGAATGCACTAAACTTTTTTGACGTTGGTGCTGAAGGATACGAAGCAGCAAAAAACGCATCTCAAGGAAAAGCAGTTCCAGCTACAGAGCATGCGTTTAAATCCTTGTCAGGAATTCCTGCAGCAATGCCTTCTGTACCCATGGCAGTTTCTTTGGGCGTACCAGTTGCTGGCCAACAGTTAGCAGACTATGCTACTGAGCACATGGCGCAAAATCCACAGTTTAGACAACAAATGCTAGATGTAACCTCATCACCATTGGGTGGCGCACTTAGTGGTGATGCAGGACTAGCAGCAAACATTATGGGCAATCTCGATTACTCCCAAGCATTACAAGATCGATTACCCCAAGAACAAACACCGGCAGAACAGCCCGTTCAACAACGACGCGTTTCTCCTCTGTATCAAAAAACAATGGTTAAATAATGGCAAATCCACAACTACCTATTCAAGCAGGCAGCAATCTTCCAGGGCTAGACACGCGCGATGAAGACTTAGAAAAAGCGCAAGAACAAGAAGCCGATATGGAAGCCTATGAGGCTGAACTTGGCCTTGATGCTGATGAGGTAGAAGAAGAACTTATTGAACTGGAAGACGGTTCTGTTGTAGTTAACTTTCAAGAAAAGAAATCTCCACAACAAGACCCAGAGTTTTATGCAAACTTGGCAGAAGTGTTTGATGATCAGACACTTCAGTCTCTTGCTGTAGAGTTTTTAGATTTTATTGACGTAGACAAAGAAGCACGTTCAGAGCGAGACAAACAGTATGAAGAAGGATTACGTAGAACAGGACTTGGCAAAGATGCACCTGGCGGCGCAACGTTTGATGGCGCGTCTAAGGTTGTTCATCCTGTCATGGCGGAAGCCTGCGTAGACTTTGCTGCGTCTGCTGCCAAAGAATTACTACCTTGCGACGGTCTGGTTAAGACTGACATCAAAGGCAATGCTGATCAAATAAAATCCAAAACTGCAGAACGTAAAGCAAACTTTATGAACTGGCAGTTGACAGAACAAATCCCCGAATACCGAGATGAGATGGAACAACTGTTTACTCAGTTGCCACTTGGCGGTTCACAGTTCTTAAAATGGCGCTTTGATTCTGAGCAGCGCCGTCCTACCTGTGAGTGGGTCGCAATCGACAATATCCTATTACCGTACTCTTCTACAAACTTCTACACATCCCCACGGGTAACAGAAGTACAGGACATTACAGAAGATACGTTCTTACAGCGCGTTGAGGCTGGTATCTACCGTGATATCGACTCACAATATTCGTCTGATGCGCCACTTACAGATCAAACTCGGTCTGAAAAAGCAAACGCAAAGATCGAGGGTAAGTCTGAGCCATCGAAGAATATTGACGGCCTGCGTCGCATTTACGAGATCACCTGCTTCATTCGTTTAGAAGATGATCCCTTAACTGACGGTCGTCGCGCCCCATACATTTTAACAATTGACGAGTCCTCTTCTAAGGTACTCGCACTTTATCGCAACTGGGAAGCGAATGATGAGAAGCTCGAAAAACTGGATTGGTATGTTGAGTTCAAATTCATTCCTTGGCGCGGTGCTTATGCTATTGGTCTCCCCCATCTTATTGGTGGGCTCTCTGCTGCTCTTACTGGTTCTCTACGCGCTCTGCTTGATGCTGCTCATATCAACAACAGTCAGACGATGCTTAAGCTCAAAGGTGGACGAATTGGTGGCCAGAGTGACAGAATTGAACCCACTCAAGTAATTGAGATTGAAGGCGCCCCTGGTGTTGACGACGTTCGCAAGATTGCGATGCCAATGCCATTTAACCAGCCATCTTCTGTGCTGTATAACCTTCTCGGTTGGTTGACAGACGCAGCTAAAGGTGTTGTAACTACCGCCGAAGAAAAAATTGGCGAAGCAAACAACAACATGCCAGTTGGCACAGCCCAAGCTCTGATTGAGCAAGGTGCTAAGGTGTTCTCTGCAATTCATGCACGCATGCACCGAAGCCAAGCTAAGTCTTTGGCAATTGTTTCTCGTCTTAACCACTGGTACCTCGATGAGATGGACAACCAGTCTGGTGAAGAGATTCGCGTACGTGACTTTGCGTCAAACAACGACATCCGTCCAGTTTCAGATCCTAACATTTTCTCTGAGACACAGCGTGTTGCACAAAACCAAGCCCTCCTACAGATGGCTACTTCAGCGCCTCCAGGAATGTTTGACATTCGTGGTGTGTATCGCCGAGTATTGGAACAACTTAAAGTTCCAAACATCGATGAAGTATTGCCAAACCCATTAGGCGCAGCAGAATCGAATCCCGCGTTAGAAAACGTATCGATGACAATGGGACGCCCTGCTGCTGCCTATCCTGATCAAGACCATATTGCACACATCCGCGTTCACTTAGATTATGCTAATAATCCAGCTTACGGCGGTAACCCAGTTATTGGTCCTGTGTTTGCACCGCACGCGCTAGAGCACATCAAGCAGCACTTGACATTGCACTATTTGCAATCCATGCGTGCTTATGTGGCAGAAGCGTCTGGTGGCAAGGATACATTGGACTTGCATCAAGAAAAACCACTGGACTTGGACGCACAGCAAGCTCTTGCACTGGCTTCACAGATGGTCAGCCAAGACGCTCAGCAAAACATGGCGCAGTATGTACAGCAGATCCAAGCATTGGCTCAAAAAGTGGCTCAAGCTCAGCAACAAGCTCAGCAAAATGCCGCAGCTGCCGATCCAACTGCTCAGGTATTGCTCAAGACCCAGATGGCAGAGACACAACGCAAACAAGCCGAATCTCAGGCACGTATGCAGCTCGAAGCCTCCCAGGACAAGCAAGATTACCAGCTCAAGATTGCAGAGTTGCAGCAAAAAGTGGCCGAGTTGCAAACCAAGTACCAAACTCAAACTGCTATCGACTCCAACAAAAACGCTACGCAGATTGCTATGGCCGATATTAACAACGCCTCAAGAGAGCGTATTGCTGCTATCCAAGCAAATGCCGCTCTCTCAAGCGATCAGTTGGCATTAGCTCACGAACAGAACATGACTGCTATGGAAGCATCACAGCAAGCCGATCAAGCTATTCGTCAGCATGGCCTAGAAATTGAACAACAGGCATTCCAGCAACAAGCTGAACAAGTCAAGCAACAAATTGCCGCGCAACAGCAGGCACAAGCTGCTGCCCAGCAGCATCAGCAGCAATTAGTACAAAATGCCCAGCAGCATCAACAGGCATTACAACAACAAGCAGCAGCACCACAACCAACGCAACAACCCCCTATCGAAGGACAATAAAATGGCAAAAAACCCACAAGACGGCGGCGAATTAGGCTTCCGTAAGTCTTACAAAATGACCGGCACCCCTGGTTATGCTGGCGGCCCTGGCGAAACAACAATCGACAAAGGCAATTCTGGTAGCAAGCGTTCTAACAATGCAGTATTGAATCAGAACAAAATGGCTAAAGACAGCAAAGTTGGCCCAGGTAAGAATCTTAAAGATATCGACGGCGGAAACTTTTATTAATAGCTGGGGCGGAAAACTCGCCCTGTTTGCATTATTATTAATATGAAAGACTTTTTGTCACAAATTATTGCGCGTACGCGCGATGAACAAACCAAATTGGCGGATACTCTCACCGCTGGTGCTAATGTCAATTCCTTTGAGGATTATCAGCGTTTAGTTGGTAGATACGAAGGATTTAAAGAAGTACTTGACATTATTAATGAAATTTTGAGAGAGGACGAAGAAGACCTGTAAAGGTTAAGGAGCACTGGATAGTGTTTGATTTAAAAGGCAACGAAGAGCCGGATACAAGATCGGAATTAGAATGTTTTCCCGATATTGATACTGGTATCGAAGTAGCTGGTGACCGTGTTTTAGTTCAACTACGACGCGAAAAGTCAACCAGTAAAGGCGGAATCATCCTTGTGGATGAAACCAGACAGACGTTACGTTTCAATGAGACAGTTGCAAAAGTGCGCCAAATTGGCCCTTTAGCATATAAGTCACCTGAAGACTTAACCCCATGGATCGAAGGTCCTTGGTGTAAAGAAGGTGATTTAGTTCGTACTATTAAGTACGGCGGCGACCGTTTTGTTGTGCAGCCAGATGACGAAGGCGCCCCAGTGGTGTTTATTACTCTTCAGGCACGTGAAATCATCTCTCGCATTAAGAATTTTGAATATGCGCAGAAGATGAAAGCGTTTGTGGACTAATTTTGAAAGAAAATTATGGCAGAAAATGAAAATGATATTCCCGTCAAGGAACAAGAAGACGGTTCTGTACTCGTAAAAGTAGATCTCCCAGACGAGATTGAAGTCGAGGAAGAAAAAGAAGACGGCAAAGTCGAAGCCGTAGACGATCGAACTGATGAAGAGCGTGAGGAAGATCACGACGAAGAGCAAGACGCCGAAACAGACGACGAGCGCGAAAGAATCCGCGAAGCACGGCGTGAAGAACGCAAGCTAAAGAAAGAATTAGCTAAGCAACGCGAATATACCGCTAAAAACAAGATTAACGCACTTGAGAAACGCAACGAAGAGCTTGCAAAGCGCTTAGCCCATTTAGAAAATGGTGCAGCATCGCTAAAAATTGCGCAAATCGACAAAGCAGTGGAAGATGAAGCCACTAGGGTCGAATATGCCAAGATGAAGATGCTACAAGCAGCCCAATCAGGCGACGCAGCAGCTCAGGTGGAGTATTTGGAACAGTTAACAGACGCCAAACAGCGTTTGCAACAAATCCAAAACTATAAAAAGCAGCAACTTGACGCTGTTAAGTCACCAAAGCAAAATGTACCAAATCCGGTATCGGAAGAAGTACAGCGTAAAGCGCAAAAGTGGCTTAAAAAGAATTCGTGGTTTGATCCACAAGCTCAAGATACAGATAGTAGAATTGCCAAGGTAATTGACCAAGAGCTCGCTCAAGACGGATGGGATCCAAGTGATTCCGAGTACTGGGAAGAGTTAGATAATCGGTTATCAGCACGTCTGCCACACCGCTATACAGCAAAAGGTGGCAAAGAGAGTAAGCGCTCCCCTGGACCAACAGCGTCTAGTAGAGTAGCAAACGCATCATCAGCAAAACCAGGCACAATCACATTATCGCGTGATCGTGTTCAGGCGATTAAAGATGCTGGTGCATGGGACGATGTTGAAAGACGAAACAAAATGATCCGTGCATACGCACAATATGATCGTCAAAATAAAGGTTAATTAAAATGGCAAATCCAAGAATCAAACGAGATAGCGCTTCCCGTGACTTAGATGATCGCTTAGCCGATCGCGCACAGGAAGTAATGGAGAGAGCAATTACTGCTTCTCCTGATGACATTGCACGTCGTGAACGCCTTGATGCGTTTAGAGACAAGTGGGCAAATAGTGCGTTGCCCGATATTCCAGCGAATGCTATTCCTGGAATGCACTTGTGTTGGTTGTCTTCAACCAATACTTACGACAGTATCGACAAACGTATGGCGTTGGGTTATGAGCCAGTTAAAGCCGGAGAATTAGGAAAAGGCTTTGAAGGACTAGGCAAGATGAGCTCGGGCAAGTTTGAAGGCT